CTTCCTGGGTTTGTCAAACTCCCAGATGGTAGACTGCTTACGGTCGGAGTACCAGGCGTGTTTGCCCGCTTTCTTCCAGCCAAACAGGATCGGCTCGTGCTGCCACTGGTATGGCGAGCGCCCCAGAACCAGCGACTGCTTTTTCCAGATACACGTTCCCGAGAGATAGAATCCCGCTTCCGAAAAGGCTTTGCGGAAATTTAGTCCCTCGGTATCGGCGTGGAACACATAGATACTCGCATCCTTGGCCATCGCCTTTTCGGTCAGGGTGAAAGCTTCCAGCAGAAACTGATAAAACTTTTGGTCCGCCATGTTGTCGTTTTTAATTTTGCCCGCTGTACCCTCATAGTTGACGTTGTAGGGAGGGTCTGTCACCACCAGGTTGGCAAGTTTGCCGTCCATGAGCAGGGAAAAGGTCTCCGCTTTGGTACTATCGCCGCAGACCAAGCGGTGATGCCCCAGCAACCAGAGGTCACCCGCCTTAGATATAGCGGGCTTGGCCAGTTCGCCTTCTACATCAAAGTCGTCTTCTTTAACGTCCTCGGCACCGCCCAGTAGTTTGTTCAGTTCCGAGTCGTCAAAGCCGAGAAGAGATACGTCAAAATCGGCAGCCTGCAAATCGGCAAGCTCTACCGATAGCATCTCCGCGTCCCAGCCAGCGTTCAGGGCAAGGCGGTTGTCGGCTATAATGTAGGCCCGCTTCTGGGCTTCGGTCAGGTGTTCCGCGAACACACAAGGTACTTCAGTAATACCTTCCGCCTTGGCAGCGAGGATGCGCCCGTGTCCCGCGATAACATTGAGGTCTTTATCTACGATGACCGGGTTAACGAAGCCGAACTCCCTTAGTGATGCTCGAAGCTGAAGTATTTGCTCCTTGCTGTGGGTGCGGGCGTTGCGGGCATATGGTACTAACCGGTCGATATTAACTTTTTCAAAACGCTCGGTTGTGTTCATCTATACCTACCGTCCTTTCCTGCCTGACAGCAGGGCTTCCATAATATCGTCCTGCGGGTTGCCGACGAAGGCTGTAGTGCAATTCTGTTTTACAATGTCAAAAATCTCGTACCAGATGAGGTTGGCCTGCTTCTGAAAAGATTGGCTCATCTGTACGAAGGGACTGGCTATAGCGCCGCCCGTGGTCGGGTGTTTGCCCAAAAGCCCATAGGTGCTGATGGCTTCCTCACACTGGATGTAGCGAGTGAAAGCCTGGGCATAGGCTTCAATCAATCTTGGGTTAACGAATTTCTCACACCCACGCTCTTTAAGCCATTTCCAGGTTTCTTTGAACAGAACGTCAGCGCCCAGCGGCTTACCGTCTTTCTGTCTCGCGCTGAGGTAATCGCTGGGCGTTGGCATATCTTCTCCGTATAAATCGGCCGCATCGTCAAGGTCGCTCGCTTCAAGCATCGACTCGGGATGCAGGTCCGGGGCTGCTAAAACTTTTGCGGCCTTCCCGGCCGAGATTTTGTCAGCCAGGGGCAGCGGCTTGTCACCGGCGCGGACCCTGCGACCGCCCCTATTGGTTCCGTCTTTTGCCACAAGCCTTCACCTCCTTACTGTGGCAGGGTTTAATCCCCCGTTTGAACCGTAACTTTTATGCGCGAAGGGGGCCGCCCGTTCTCTGGTGCAGGGCTGTAGAGATTTTGCCCCCCTACCCTTGAGTTTTCTTTGTTTCTTTGATAGTATTTAATCAAAGATTCTTTGTATATTTTCTATTGGATCAGCATATACTACCAAAGGAGGAATACTAGTGCCGCAAGTTAAAACCAAAGGAGAAAATCCTATGATAAAGAAACGTATCTCGGTATCTCAGAAACGTCAGATAACCATACCGATTGAGTTTTATAACAGCGTCGGCATTGACAAGGAAGTGGAATGCTATGTCCAAAACAATGCCATCGTCATCCGTCCCGTTCGGGAAAGCGGCGGAGAATTTGACGAACAAATCCTGGCCGATTTAATAGCCCAGGGTCTTTCAGGACAAGAACTGCTGGATAAGTTTAAGGAAACCCGCCGCCAAATCCGTCCCGCTGTGGAACGCTTGCTTGATGAAGCCCGTCTTGCTGCTCAGGGCCAAGCATCAAGCAAAACTTATGAAGATGTTTTTGGCTCGGAGGCAGACTGATGACCAAATTAGTCATTCTGCCTCCCGCCGCTCGCTATCTTAAAAAGCTAAAAGAGAAACCGCTAAAAGAGAAATTCCGAGCAGCCATTGATCAGATTCAATTGGATCCCTATTGTGGTGATCCCAAAACCGGTGATCTTTCCGGCATATATTGCTGCGACATTTTCCATAACAAAACCAACTACGAACTTGCCTATACCATTATTGAGGAAGAGGACGAAACCGTCGTCGTTATACTTGCGGGTACCCGCGAAAACTTCTATGAAGAACTGAAGCGATACATGAAGTAAGGATGCCGTTCCTAACAGCGCACGTATCTCTTTAACCCCACCGGCCGCCTTCTTTTGCAGTTATTCTCGAATGGCAGCTAGTGCATAACGCCATGAGATTATCCGCTGTATGGGTTCCACCCCTTGAAAGCGGTACAACATGGTGCACCTCCTCAGCTGGTGTCAATTTGCCTTCCTTCTGACACCTTTCGCAAAGGGGATGCTCATTTATATACCGGTCGCGAATGCGCTTCCAAGTCCTGTTGTAGCGTTTCTTCATGGCGGGGTCGCGCTGATTGCGTTCATATCGTTTTGTCTCTTCTTTGGTGTGCTCCTCGCAAAACCTTCCGTACGTCAGCTTTGGACAGCCAGGGTAGGAACACGGCCGCTTGGGCTTAAAGGGCATTAGTGATCACCTCGTTATAGGCATACAAAAAGCCCTCGCAGATATGACCCTACGAAGGCTCTCGATGTGGCTTCCGATACTATTATTATACAGTGCCCTTAAGCAAACACTCCCTCAGAATTCCCTCATCTTTATCCGAACAGCATACTGCGCAGGTGGTTAAGCGCGTTGCTCCGCAGCCGCTCGATATGGCTTTCGCTGTAGCTGAGTTCACTCATCAGACGGTAGGTTGCGCCGGACTTCTGGTTGTCACCCATGTAGAATTCAGATAGGATGTGCTGCTCAGTGTCCGTCAAGCTTGACCAGGCAGGCTCGAACCATGCCATATACTCTATCGCCTGGCTGTAGCGTTCCCGCAGGATGTCCAGCTTGTCAATCTGCGCCGCCAGTTTGTCGGCTCCAGCCTGCGGATTCCTTGCGGACGGCATACTGGATAGCTTGGGGGTTCTGGGCGCAATCATTTCTTCGTACACACTCTTTATTTCCTCTGGAGTGTTGTTGATGATAAACCGCATGTTGTTGTAGTCGCGGATGGCGGCAATCGTCGCCGCATTTTTGTTGATATATTTCAGCGCAATCATGCTACCACCTCCTTCAGGTTTGCTTTTACCGCATCAATCAGGGCGGTCTGGGTCTTGTCCTTTCTTTCCAGGGCGCGCATCACATCTTCATCAATGGTGCCATTGGTGATGATGTGGTGGATAACCACCGTATCCTTTTGACCCTGCCGCCACAGCCGGGCGTTGGTCTGCTGGTAGAGTTCAAGGCTCCAGGTAAGCCCAAACCATACCAGAATGGAGCCGCCCGCCTGCAAATTCAATCCGTGTCCGGCCGATGCCGGATGAATCACGGCCAGTGGTATTTTTCCGTCATTCCAGCGCCTAATGGAAGCAGTGCTGTCCAGCTTCTCAGCGGGGAAACGATTAATTATCCTCTCCAGATCGTGCTTGAACCAGTAAGCTACCAAAACAGGCTTGCCGTTGGCGGCTTCGATAATATCCTCCATGGCATCCAGCTTGCGGTTGTGGATATGCGCCACGCCTTTATCCTCGTCATACACCGCGCCGTTGGCCATCTGCAGGAGCTTGCCGGAAAGCGCCGCGGCGTTGGCGGCATCAATTTCCCGACCTTTAAGGGACAGTACCAACTCGCGCTTCATTGCCTGGTAGCAAGCCATTTCATTTTCTGACAGCCTGACGGGGATCTCGTTCATCACCAGTTCCGGCAGCTTCAAATAGTCGGTATTTTTCATGCTGATGGTGATGTCGGAAATCAGCCGGTAAATAGCTTCCTCGGCACCGGGCCGGGGTTTGTATGAAAACACCATCTGCTGGTTACGCTTGTCCGGCATAAAATAATTATTGCGGAAGTGGGTGATATATCTGCCAAGGCGCTGCCCCATATCAAGAATGCCGATTTCAGCCCACAGGTCCATCAATCCATTGGATGAAGGCGTACCGGTAAGGCCGACTATCCGTTTAACCCCAGGCCGAACCTTGCGCAGGGCCTTGAACCGTTTGGAGCCGTTATCCTTGAAAGAACTCAACTCGTCGATTACCACCATATCGAAGTCGAAGGGAAGGCCGCTTTTATTCACCAGCCAGTCGACATTCTCCCGGTTGATGATGTACACTTGCGCTCTTTTCCTAAGCGCAGCTTTCCGCTGGGCTTCGCTACCTATAGCCACCGAGCAGGTAAGCCCCTTTAAGTGATCCCATTTTTCAATTTCCGTGGGCCATGTATCCCGTGCCACCCTAAGCGGGGCAATGACCAGAACCTTGCGAATCTCGAAACTTTCCAGGGTAAGGTCGAAGATGGCTGTCAGCGTAATGACGCTTTTGCCAAGTCCCATTTCAAGCAGAACAGCCGCGATTGGATGCTTAAGGATGAATCTTGTGGCATAATCCTGATATTCATGTGGCTCGTATCTCATTCAGCATCCCTCCAATCTGCTCCGGGCTATCTATGACGTACACCGAAAACCCTAACGCTTCCAGTTGTCTTTTTCGTCTTACCTGCAAAGGCCGTAATTTACATCCCATCGCTTTAATTTCTGCAAAGGCCATCCGTCCATCGGGCAATAATATTAAGCGGTCGGGCACTCCATCGAACCCTGGTGACACAAACTTTAGCGCTAAACCATCCATGCCGCGGACTGCCTTGACCAGTTTTTGTTCTATCTTTTTTTCTCGCATAGGACTCCCCATAGCATTTTTATTCCTTTCATCTTGTTGCTACTTGCTCATTTGCTGGAACGGAACACACCTTGGAACAATAACCTGGAACAGCCTCGAACCCTGAATTTACAAGGCATTCCGCTCAGTTGTGTTCCAGTCGTACCGAAAAATTCCTTATAGACCCTTACGCGTGTATATAGTTCCATATAGGTACAGAGAGTAATAATACAAATAACTCATATATAATTCTTGGAACACTTGGAACAGAACTTGTCGAGTTGCCTATTCTTCTAAGCTAACGCCTGTTCCCACTGTTCTCTTTTCCTGGAACAAACCCGGAACGCTTGGAACACCTCTGCCTTAATCCGGCTTTCTCAACCACACATTTTGGGGGCCGTAGCCAATGATTCGGATCTTCTTATCCCCGCGCCGCCAGTCGGTCATTTTCTGCATGATGGCGGTGATTTCATAGCTGTCGCGGGTTCTGATGTCCTCGCGGTTCTTGTTCAGGCACTCGCACCAGATCTCAATATTGCTGACAATATCGCGCCGTTTAACACCTGGCGGCCTGGTTGGGTCATTCTGATCCCGGAAATAATCACGTCTTCGGTATACATCCAAAGTGTCCCAGTTCTCCGGCAGAAGCATGTCGAGATACTCGCGTACCAAGCCTTCACGTTCATCAGATTCCATGGCGTCTGCCTGCTCACTGACCGCCGCCTCCGCATCGGCTCCCTCAAGGTAGAGCTTCTCACCGTTGTTCCATATCAGCTTGGCCTCGGCCCAAATCTGAAGAACATCATCATCTGTGATATCCCAACCACGCCTGGCATTTTTACCGCTTACACGGACTGGCCAGAAGCGGCGGTTGCCGGTCACATCACGAAGAAAACCGGCACTTTCGCTGTTGGTGCTGCCCACAATAATACATTGACGAGGATGGCTTTCAGTTACATGTCCGTAGCTGGCACGATAGTTATCATCACAACGGGATAAAAATGCTTTTACGTTGTTAACGTCAGTTTTCCGGATACCAGCAAGTTCGGGGATTTCTATAATCCAGAACCCCTGTATCTTTTCAGGAGCATCCTTGCCTTTTCCCATGTCAGCAAAGGTCAGGCTGTCGGAAAACCACTCTCCGGCCAGCTTGCCAAAGAACGTGGATTTTCCAAGTCCAGTCGCCCCATTAATGACCAGCATGTAGTCAAACTTAATCCCAGGCTGATAAATGCGGGCGACCGCCGCCGCAAAAGTCTTTCTAGTAACAGCCCTGGTGTACGGGGTATCTTCTGCACCGAAGTAATCAATCAGAAGCGTTTCGACTCTTTTAATGCCGTCCCAGGTAGGAAGTGTGTTAAGATACTCACGTATCGGATGGAACTGCCGGGCAGCTGCTGCTGCCATAACGGCATTATTCGTCTTAGTCGGTGAGTAGATGCCATAATGATTTTGCAGATATTCATAAAGTTTCGCCGCGTCCGTTTCGCTCCAGCCAGGTTTGAACCTTTGCCAGGGTATTTCCCCACGAACATCCACACCGTCCCGCAGTTGGTTAAAAACGATACCGCTCAAATTAGGGTCATTGTTTAATATCAGAAGATAGTTTCCGAAACTGTCTTTAACAGCACCGGTCTTTTCAAGTTCCAGGGCCTTCTGCCAATCCGCATCCCTAAACTCGTTCTCCGCCTGGGCTTTACGTTCTTCAGCCAACTGCTCCTTGACCCGTTCATCCTTTATGGCTAGTTCCGTCATGGCCCTAAAGGAGGGCAGCTTTCCCGGAGGGGTATCCAAAGCGGTCTTGTCGTCGAGGTCGCGGAAGCGGTGTATTCGCACCAGATCAAAGGCATTCAGCAGCCTGCCGCAGGCCGGATCGGTAGCGTGATGGCTGTAGGCGAATTTACCATCGTATATGACCAGTCCCGCTGAAGAATCAGCAGGGATATAGTCGTAGCGGCCATTTATCGCGCTGGGTTCATAGACATCGGATAGAAAAGTGGCAATTGCGTCCTCAATGGAATAAGCCCGGCAGAACGCACCGACTGCACCTTCCTTAGTGAGCGGATCAGCCTGCTGGGTAATCTGGCTGCGAACCACTTCTGACTGACGCGAGGATACAGGCCACATGGAAGTATCCCGCCAGTCAGCGTATTTTCCGAGGTATACATCGGGGTTTAGCAACTCGCCTTCTTTTTCTTGAAACACAAACTCACCGTCAGATGGCGTAGACGGCCAATACATAAGCCGCGAGGGTTCATAAGTCGTGTCGTCAAACAATTCGATACCGATTTCCTTGGCTACCATGCGACCAAGAGCGGGGTACTCGTCCTCGCTAACCTCGCGGGCCAGAGGAATAACAAGCCGCAAGCGCGGTGCATCCGGGGTATGTTTGTGAGTAGAGTAAACACAGCACTTGAAATCGTGGAGCATATTAATTTCATCCCAAATTCCCGGCCTGGCGTAGTCCATATCCAAGGTGAGAAGGGAACGGCAGAGGACATAACCGTTCCTGCGTTTACCTTCACGTAGAGCGCCGCCCACGAAGCCGCCCACATCTTTAATGGAATCCTGCTGCGCGCGGCTCATCTTGCGGAATTCCGATACCGTTTCGGTGGTGCGGATCGTCGTGCTGACCCGGGCGAGGAAGTTTTCCCATGAGATGTCCCTGTTTTTCCATTTCTTATCCATGCGGCTGTTGCCGACCGCTATCTTCACGTTACCTGCACCTCCTCGCACTTCTCGGTAAAGTGCCGAATGGGTATGCCCTGCTTTTTCGCTTTGCTGATTTCCCGGGCCATACCATCTGACACCCGGTGTCCGAACACCCACAGCTCATCGCATTTGCTAAGTAGAACCAGGGCGAAATATAGTCCGAGTTCGCGCTCTTTTGGGTCGCTATCATCCATAAACTGTGGGTAGTGGAGATGCGGCGCGAGGGGGATATATCCCTTGCTGACGGCAAACCGGCAATAGCCCAGCGCACGGATGATGTTGTGTTTCGTGTCACCGGCAAAAGGAGAGCAGATATAAACCAGCTGGCGGTACCGTTTTTCCTTCTGCGCCGCACCGTCCGAAGAAGGAGCGGCTATATGTTCCGGGCAGCCCCCGCTGTTACACCCGTCCATCCCTATCCGCCCCTCCCCCGAGAAAGTAGTTGACAAAATACTGCTGCCCTTTGCCAGTAACTTTGGTGGTCTTGCTGATGGTGACATGACCATCCGAATGGGTAATGGCGGTTTCTTTTACTTTGAAAAGACCGAGTTCCATAGCCTTTTGGGTCGGCGCGTTGTAGTCTGTGCCTTTGCGCTTGATAAGGAAGCCGTCCTGGCGGAGCCTTTCAAACAGGCGGTTCTGGCCGATTTCGATACCGTTGCCTTTGAGGATTTTCGCCAGTTCGCCGATTAAAATGGTGCCGTCCGATACGGATACAGCATCGGCAAATACCACCTCAGGCTTATCTTGGGCGACCTGTAGCTGAAGCCGCTCTTTTTCCTGGCGTTCCTCCTTGAGGGCGGTCAAGAGCCTAATCCAGGAGTCAGGGTCATTCATGATTTCTTCCAGCTTAGAGGTTGTGATGTAAGCTCCGTGCCTGCGAATCTGAGGAAGAACCTCGTGGGTAACCCAGCGTTTAAACTTCTTGGCTTCGGGCTTGTCAGAGCGCAGGATAACATTGTAAAGCCCGCTCTCGTTAACGATGTTGGTTTGCTGTTGCCTGCCCATGCTGTCGGTGACGTAAGCCAGACTTACATCATCCTCGTCAAGCCGGTCGGCAATCATGCGAGCATTGCTGAGTTCCAGCACTCCGCACACATCCTTTAGCACCCACCAAGTTTCGCCGTTCCTCTGGATGGTTCTGACCTCTTTTCCCTCGTAGGAGAATACCTGCAATTTGTTCATTTGGATTCGTCCTTTCCGAAGGCTTGGATTTTGTGTTTTGGCCTTCGCTATATCGCCACCACAAGGAGCGGAATCGGACGGTCCATTATTTTTTTCTAATCTTTTTTATAGAAAAGGCACTCAAAGCCATCGGCGCGAAGCAAAAGCCCCTTTGCCCAGGGCGGGGTTTTGCCCATTACGGCGCATATATCATCAACCGTTACCTCATCCGGGGCTTCAATAACAACCTCGTCATGGACATGCATTACGATAATGCAGCCCATAGCGTCCAAACGGCGCATGGCATGGCAGAGAATGTCTCTTGAGGTCGCCTGGACGATGTTCTCCACGAACTTAGGCCCGTAGCTTTCGATGCGCTCCCATTTCTTGTTTGTCCCAATACCCTCATATGTCACCGATTCGCCGCCGAAGCGGTTTAGCTCTATTCTGGGCTTTACATAGCAAAGGTTCCTGCCGGATGGCAAGGTAATGAACAGCATTCCGCTGCGGTACCCAATACGGATTCCGTGTGTTTCCGCAGTGGCGCGATCCTTGACCGCCTTTTTGGCAGCCCGGTCAACGTCCCACCAGAACCGGACGATGTTGGGGTTGGCCTTTCGCCAGGCGGTCACCAGCGGCTGGAGTTCCTCTTCGGAAAGCCCCATATCCAAAGCGCCCATAGCGGTTAAAGCACCAACCGATCCGCCGTAGCCAAGCGCCAATTCGGCTATTTTCCCTTTCTGGCGCAGGGGGCTGCCTTTGTTGACCTCTTCAATGGGGACATGGAACATCTGCGCCGCCGATGCTTCATAAATCTTGCCGTGGGTGGCAAATACCTCATTACGCCATGTTTCACCCGCCAACCAGGCTATTACCCTGGCTTCAATGGCGGAAAAGTCAGCAACGATAAATTTGAATCCAGATTCGGGAATGAATGCGGTACGGATAAGTTCGGATAAAACGGAGGGCACTGAATCATAGAGCATCTCTGCTGCATCAAATTGCCCGGAGCGAATAAGATTGCGCGCTTCCTCCAAATCTGGTAGATGGTTTTGCGGAAGGTTTTGTACTTGAATCAACCGCCCAGCAAAACGGCCGGTACGATTAGCTCCGTAGAACTGCAGCAACCCGCGCGCCCTGCCGTCGGAGCAGACTGCGTTTTCCATCGCTGTGTATTTCTTTATACTTGACTTGGCCAGCTTCTGCCGTAATTCTAAAACACGTCCCAGATTTCCGGGTGCGGTCTTAAGCAGCTCCTTAACCGCTGCTTTGTCCAACGTGTCGGTTTCAAGACCATGATCGGCAAGCCAAGTCTTCATCTGCACGACTGAGTTGGGATTATCCAGTGCGGTCAGCTCTTGCATAACTCGCGTCAGTTCCGACCGGGATTGCTCATCGCAGCGGATCGCCTGCCTGACCAGGGTCATGTCCAGCAGGATACCTCGGTCATTGATTTCCTGGTCGAGGATATAGTTTTTCCATTCATCCTCCGGTACGGGGAAGTTAGCCAGCTTTGCCTGCAAAGCCATTTCCGTTTCCACGTCGCGGGCATTGTAGGCTTTGAAGCGTTCCCACCTTTCAGGGTCGTGTTCGGGGAGATTACGTGTTCGCTGGCCGTTTGTTTTTGTGGGCTTGCAGGGCATGGAGAAGTAGCGGATTAGATCTTTCCCCTCAGTCAGCTTTTGCTTTTCCGCGCCGGTGACTAATGCAGCGCCCTCCAGCGACAAAGGCAGACCAAGATAGGCGGACCATACCATGGTACAGCGCCAGGAATCCGGCTTCAGCCACTGGTTAAGATAGCGGGACAGGCATACCCGTTCAAACTGCGCATTATGTGCCCATTTGATAACGGACTCATCTAAAAGGGCGCTGTAAATCTCATCCGGCAGATGTTCACCTCTGGCCAGATCAATAACCTGAACACCTCCGCCGTCAACACTGTAACCGAACAACAGGATTTCAAAATCCGGGGACTCAGCATAGCGATAGACCCCGCTTTTGGCGAGGTCTACCGTGCTGAAAGTCTCTAAATCAATACTAAGCGTTCTCATGACAGGAAATCATCGTCCACGTCAGTGGCAAAATCGTCAGCAGCATTTGATCTGCCACCCAGCGGTTCACCGTCACGGATTTTCTGGATGTTGCCCAGACCACAGGCGATTCCTTTATTGCCGTTGGAATTAAAAGCATAAAAATTAATGCTGACCCTCGCGTAAACGCCAGAATAAATCTCGGAACGTTCAAGGATAGGGTTGACTTGCCTGTCCACGATTTGCGGAGCGGTATTGCTATTGGCGTTAACGAAATAGCTGTTGGCGTAGGCTTCGTCATCAGGGCGGTCGATATCGCCATCACGGAGCGGAAGTTTTAACTGCGCTTTAGAGGGAATCTTGCCGCCAAATTTGCCTTTGCCTTCCTCGATCGCTGCATCCACAGCAGCATTAATGGCCGCGATGGTCTTAGTGTCTGACTTGGGGATAATCAGGCTGACACTGTATTTCTCCGCGCCGCCGTTGATGGACTTGGGTTCCCATACGTTCGCATAGGATAGACGTACAATGCCGGTGATAACTTTGGTGGGATTTTTCCCAGGACTACGATTAACTCTGTTTGCTGTATTTGACATAGTATTAAACCTCCATAAATTCATTTTTTGCGTTTGATATACTCATCGCTGGTCGCTTATCCGTAATCGGAACTAGGGTCGGTTTGCCGGGCGGCTTTATAACCAGTCCGCCGAGAATTTCATTAAACCTGGATTTGCCCATCAGCTTTTCCATCTCAGTAATGGTGATAAGGCTCTGCTTATAGATGTCACGGTATCCAGCAGCTTTTGCCGCTTCGGCTACGGCCTTCTCGTCGGTATATTTTCGGATGGAGCGCCCCTCGACCACCTTGAAACCGGGCCACTCCTTGCCATGGTTCACAGCGGCGTCTGTGGCATAGGCAATAATCTCATTTGCCCAACTGGTCAGGTCGCCGATCAAATTGAGAACCTCGCCAATTTCCTCATCGGAAAGCAAGGGAGGAAGGGCAAACTCAAAGGCCGCCAGTTTAAGCTTGGCTTCGGCTCTGGCTCGACACTTTACCGCAGCCCGGCAGAACTGACAGTGTTCACCCGGGACGTACTCGCCCTCACCTTTAAAAGCCAACTCAGCGGTGGGTATCAGTGTTTCCTCCGCCCATTGATAAAGCGATTCTTTAAATACCGTGTAGGTGCTGACATTCTCCCGGCGCGGCTGGAAAATGGTCATGGCCACTGTGCTGATGTCATATATCCCGTCAAACAGTTCCAGGGCACCAAGTGCATATAGCTTCATCTGGGGATTGTCCTGGGCATTTACCAGAACGCCCTGCCCATACTTAAAATCGATAACATGGAGTGTACCGTCGCCGATAATAACGCAATCGCCGGTACCGAAACCGTCCGGTACATACCTGGAAAAATCCAGCCTCTGCTCAATCAGTACCAACGGGTCGTTGCAGGTCAACTTTATCTGGGCGATGGTTTCAAGAACAAAATCCACGTAAGCGTCGGTGTGGGCGTCCATTTCGTCGCAGTCGTACTTGGAGATTGGCTTCTTCGAGCGCATTTTCAGTGCCCGGCGCAGCTTGTGTTCAGCGAGGGCATGAGCTGCGGTACCCTCAGCGGCGGCTTCGCTTTCACTCTCATCAAACTCCATCTCCAGCCTGGCTGATGGGGTACAGTTCATCCAGCGGTGCGCTCCGGAAGCGGAGAGAATAGCGTGTTTGCTCATTTCAGCCCCTCCGCATCCGCGAGAAGTGCGGGATAATTCGCCGGGTCAATTTCACTGAGCCTTGATGCACCGTGCTTCTCCAACAGTGCTCGGACCTCAGCGGTAAAGCCGTCATGGCTTTTCGCAGCCAGCACAGCCCGGACTTGCTCAAGCGTGACCGCTTTGGTTTCAGACTTTTCTTCCTTATTGACAGTTGGTGTTTCCGGCTTCAAAGCCCCGCTAGGCTCACCATCCGCCACTGCCTCTGCAACTGCCAAAATGCTGTCTGCCAGATTTTTCAGGTTAGCCGCTACATCCAGCAACAGCTTGGTTTTGCTCATGGCCCTCACCTCCCTCCTCAATAATTGAAAGCGCTCTCACGCTGTCGCCAGGGACAATGACCGTCAGCCTTTGCTTGTCACCCAGCAGGAGACGCAGCAGTCTCTCGCGCATGGTGACATGGCGACAGCCAACTATTCCGCCGCCCTGTGGTTCCTTTGAAACACTGATTCTAAGCGTGTGCTTCATTCGGATCACCTTGCCTTTCCGAAGGCTGATTTCTTGTGCCTTCTGCCTTATGCCACCTGCGGAAGATAAATCGGACGGTTACTATAACATTTTTTTGAGTTTGTTCTTTGCTCGGTTTACGGCGTGACGTATAGCGGACTCGTCCACGCCTTCCAGTGAGGCAAGTTCTGTGTATTTCCAACCTTCCAGACAGGTTTTGCGGATAAGGTACTGCTGTCGCTCGGTGAGGTGGGACATAGTGCGGCTAACAGTTTCCGAAGCTATAAGATCGGCAAGCAAGTCCATTCCATCGTCGAAGAACCGCTTGTCCTCATAGGTGAAACTCTCGAGGGAAGTGTGGCGGCGGGTTTCCCGCCGTTCATTACGTTTTTCTTCTTCTACGGAACTGAGATAGAAGGTACCGACTTCGTCAGAAACCTCCAATTCGATGATTTTGCCATCGGCATCTTTGTAATTTATTAACATCTTTTTCCTCCTGCGATTTTCAAAAGTTGGCTTGAAAATCCGCAGGGGGCCGATGTCTCAAATCCGTAGAAACAAAACGAGACGGGCGGCAACACCAGTGGTTGGTGTCGTCCTGCCCGTCTCGCGGTTCTGCGGATTCTCGTTATTGACTTGTGTTTTGCGGTTATGCTGCTTCTGTATTTATGATTTCTGCTTTTCCATCTGGTTTAAAACAAATCAGCGTCTTACAACCTTTGTGGACGATTTCTACGACGCCAGCTTTCTCATCCAGGCGGCAGACCAGCTTGCCGCGAGCGTTTCGGATGTCTCGCATCTCTTTCACCTCACTTTCTTAAAGCTTGTCTAGACTCACGGTTTAATCATATGGCCCCGAAACGCATTTGCCCCGGACATGAAATGTCCGTTTTTACAGCAAAAAAGGCCCCCTGTGGGCCGCGAAACGATATCGCCATCCACAGGGAGCCTTTATTTTAGGCAATAGAAAACCGGACAAAAAATGTCCGGCGGGAATTTAATTTTTATTCTTCTTTGGTTAGCGGCCTGCAGTTATTAGCCTGCAAGATCTCGTTGCATTCATAAATGGAGTTTTGGTAGTGCGAATTCAGCAGCATTTGATATATTATGTGTTCTTCGGTAGCTCTGAATATATTACCAGACTTCCTTATCATATCAGCGCTTAAAACGGGGCTTAACTGCAGGCCTATGCAGACCGCCACGATTGTTCCCAGCTTTGGCTGGTATCTTTCATCGTTTCTCATGCGCTGTATCGTCCTGGCATTCACCAGTGATTTTTCTTCCAATTTTTCCACGGTAATCTCTAAACGATCCATATGGGCGATGAGCGTGTCAGAAAAGGTCGCGGGGAGGCCGCGCATAATATTTGCCGTTCGCTTGGCCTCGTTGCTGATTTTCTTTAATTCAACAGCCCTGGCCTCGGTCCGCTGGTTTTGGGGGGAGCTGCTGTATTTCGCCTCAATTATCGTATCGGATAAAATGTTTCTAAAAAGCACGCATTCCGTATAGTACTTGGCGCCGTATCTGTCATTCCGGCGAGCCTTAATATCGAAAATTAGGCAGCACTCATCAATGTGCTGCCTCGCGTAATCGGTCAGTTCCGCGTAACCGCTTTCGTTTTGGCGGATATACTTGGTGTCATTAACGCAAAAGTGGGCGTCAACATAGACATACTTACCCGAGTCAATCAATTGGCGAAAATCCGGGTTCAGAGCATATTCAACAAGGGCATCCTGCATCCCAATGGTAAAAGTCTGGTTGTTTTTCAGCGCGGACCGCTCGAAAGTATAATTGGAGATATAATGGTCGTCAACATAAGTGAAAACTCCGATGGCCTCTGTGTAACCCAGATCAATCATGCGGATTTTGGCGGCCTGCTTTGACACCTCGAAGAAATCGGATAATTCGAAAACCACGGATTCCATAATGTCCGCTATGTTATCGGTCTGTAACACACGCTTATTTTTCTCTATGAGTTCTTCTATCTTTTGCCGCGCCTGCTTTAGAGGCATCAGGATTCTTGGCGCTAACGCGTTGGCCTGCCATTCCATCCAGTCCAGCGGTGTCCGGTTCTTTTCCGGCCTTATGCCTTCCTGAACCTGGCAGCTTATGGACCGCGCTTCTTTGTTATACAGCTTTTCCAGTTCAAAAAACTTTTTGTGGAGGTCCCAGTGAACACACTCATGAATGATTGTATTGTTCATAGATCCCACATTACGCATAAAAAAAACGTTCGGGTCAACCAGGATTGTCCCTCTTTTAACCGTTAAAGGCTTGTATTCCCTGGCGTCATCGTCAAAATACTGTATTTCGCAGTCGGAAAAGTACACTTGCCCGAAAACAGAACAAGTTTTTGTAATATGTACTTCCTGAACGTCAAGCCCCATTCTTTTGGCGACTTCACGAGAGGGGACGGGCATTGGCTCTGTCAACGCTTCCGGGTAATATTTGGCCAGAAATTTCTCCGCGACATTATCCAGGTACTCCTTATAGATAATGGGGACTAAATATTCGGACAGGTTATTCTGTTTACTTCTCCTGCTTTTGCTATATACTTGTATGTCAGATATCCGAAAATCCTGAATTCCGTCTTCCAATTCGGCAGTGCAGGAAACCTGAAACCACTGCTCTATACCGTCGGTCTCGCGGGTTCTCCTGACCGTTTCCGCTATCTCGACCTCCGCGGATACCACCACGTCAAAGAAAACCCCATCTTCCTCGGATTCGGTAATATCTACAAATTGGATTTTAAAATCAGATAACGCGGCTTCATCTGGGCTTTGGACACGGTATGAATTGCTTTCCAGTCGGCTGGGGTTATCTTCAATAAAGGCCGACAAAGCGTTGAAGATGTCGTTATAGAACATATCTTCGATGACATCCCTGAACGAACTGAGTTTTCCCATTGGCCTACCCCCAACAACAAAAAGTCAAAACTCCCTTTATTGATCCGGCATGGTTAATTGATTTTTGGTGAGACAGCATTCTGGTACGATTATATAGCATCGGGAATTTCTTCCTTCCTTTTTTCTAAAATTATACAGATATAATTATAATCCTGCAGGAATCTACATGTCCGCTACCGAAATTTGCTATGGATTATACCGCATTAATTTCAGCGAACGCTGTATTTTGTATTGTATAACTGGTATCCCGGGCAGGACGCTGGAGAGGAGTGAAAGACAAATATGACACCGGAAGCAAAAGCAAGAGAAGTGATTGATAAAAAACTTGAACAAGCCGGCTGGCTGCTTCAAGATATGCGGCAGTTTAATCCGCTGGCTGCTTTGGGTGTCGCCGTTAGGGAGTACCCGACCAGCACCGGCCCGGTTGACTATGCGCTTTTTGTTGGGAAATCCTTGGTTGGTATTGTCGAGGCAAAAGCAAGCGAAAAAGGGGAAACAATCACGACTGTTGAAGAACAGTCCGCACGCTATGCCACCAGCAAATTTAAATGGATAAATAGTACCCAGCCAATTCGCTTTGCCTACGAGGCTACCGATATCATTACGCGTTTCACTGATTACGCAGACGAGAAAGCCCGTTCACGCCAGGTGTTTTCTTTCCACCGGCCCGAAACCCTGTATAAATGGTTAAAAGCACCGGATACCCTGCGCAATAATTTGAAAAAGCTGCCGCCTTTTGATGCTGCTGGATTTCGCGACTGCCAAACCCGCGCTATAATCAATCTGGAACAGTCTTTTTCCGAGAACAAACCCCGCGCTCTAATTCAGATGGCGACTGGAGCTGGTAAGACTTTTACAGCTATCACTGCGGTTTACCGTTTGCTACGCTTTGCCAGGAACAAGCGGGTCCTGTTTCTGGTTGACACGAAAAACCTGGGTGAACAGGCGGAGGAAGAATTCCGGAAGTATAAACCAAATGATGATGTGCGCCTGTTTCCTGAAATCTACAATGTGCGCCGCCTCAATTCTTCATATATACCGCAGGATAGCCATGTATGCATCAGCACTATCCAGCGCATGTATTCCATATTACGTGGTGAGGAACTGGATGAGAGTCTGGAGGAAACATCGCTCAATGAGGTTCAGTTGGTTGGTCGTCCTAAAGAAGTGGCGTATAATGAAAAGTATCCCATCGAATTCTTTGATTTTATCATTATTGATGAATGCCATCGCTCCATTTATAATATCTGGCAGCAGGTGCTAGACTATTTCGATGCCTTTCTTATCGGCCTCACCGCCACGCCGGACAAGCGTACCTTTGCTTTTTTCAATGAAAATGTGGTCAGTGAGTATACCCATGAGCAGGCTGTAATCGACAACGTAAATGTCGGGGGCGACATCTATACCATAGAAACCGACATAACGAAAAAAGGTTCCGTGATACTAAAACAAACTATTGAAAAACGCGATCGCTTGACGCGGAAAAAACGCTGGGAACAGCTTGACGAGGACCTGGAGTACAGCGGTAGCCAGCTTGACCGTGATGTGGTTAACCCCAGCCAGATCCGCACGATCATGAGCACAATCAAAGAAAAGATGCTGACCGATATATTCCCAGGCCGTAAAGAGATTCCTAAGACACTCATTTTTGCCAAGACAGACAGCCATGCCGATGACATTGTGCAGATTGTCCGTGAGGAATTTGGAGAAGGCAATGATTTCTGCCGAAAGATAACCTATCAGACCAAAGAAAACCCGAAGTCCCTGCTTTCAGCTTTCCGTAATGATTATTACCCCCGTATCGCGGTGACTGTTGACATGATTGCCACCGGAACAGACATCAAGCCGGTTGAATGCCTGATCTTTATGCGTGACGTACGGAGCAGGAACTACTTTGAACAGATGAAAGGCCGCGGCACGCGCACCCTTTCCAAAGATGATCTGCAGAAAGTAACTCCTTCTGCAACCAGCAACAAAACCCATTATGTCATCATTGACGCGGTAGGTGTAACCAAATCTTTAAAGACCGATTCCCGCCCATTGGAGCGCAAACCTGCCGTATCCATGCGCGATCTCATGCTGAGCGTGGCGATGGGCAGTCGTGATGAAGATGTGATTACCTCGCTGGCCAACCGTTTGGCGCGCCTGAACAGCGCCATGACTCCCAGGGAGCGGGAAAATTTTTCTGAGATTTCAGGCGGGATCTCGGTCAGCGCTATTGTACAAAATCTTTTGGATGCCTTTGACACCGATGTTATCGAGCAGAAAGCGCGTGAGCAATTCGGCGTTCCTGCAGAAGCAATATTGACATCTGAACAGATGAATGAAGTACAGGGAAGATTAATTGATACTGCCGCTCTGCCTTTCAATGTCCCCGAGTTGCGGGATTATCTTGAAAACGTGCGCAAGAACCACGAGCAGGTGATTGACAACGTTAACCTGGATACTGTGAATTTTGCCGGATGGGGCGCAGAGCAAGCGCAAAAGGCTGACCGGAGCATTGATACTTTCCGACAGTTTATCAAGGAAAACAAAGACGAGATTTTAGCCCTGCGCATCATCTACAATCAAAGCTATCAGAACCGTGCTTTGACCCTGGATATGATCAAGGAGCTCCATGAAAAACTGATGGCATCCCCGTATGGATTGACGGCAGAACGGCTCTGGGAGAGCTATTATGTAAGGAACCCTGGAGCGGTCAAAGGCAGAAGCTCGGTACGGATGTTGACCGATATTGTATCGCTCATAAGGTTCGAACTGGGATATGCCAGTCAGCTGGCACCCTATGCCGATACGGTGAATTATAACTTCATGCGCTGGACCCTGGCAAAGAACGCAGGAAATATCCACTTTACCGAGGAGCAAATGAACTGGTTGCGCATGATTAAAGATCATATTGCAACCTCACTCTCCATTGAGCCGGAGGATTTGGAACTCTCCCCCTTTGATGAAAAGGGCGGTCTGGGTCGGTTTTATCAGCTGTTCGGCAACGGGTATCTGGATGTGCTCAAAGAAATTAATGAAGCATTGGTGGCGTAAGGAAGGATAAGATATAGTGTCAAATAACGGTGTATTAAACAAAAAAACATATGATTCTGTAAAGCTTGGAGAGGTATTAATCTCTGCCAAAGGTAAAAAGCCAAAATTTGTAGCTTCTGAACCATCAGATGGATGGTTGCCGTATATCAATATTAAAGCTTTTGAACAGCATGTCTTTGATGAATATACAGACGGGGAAAATTGTCTACCATGTGAAGATGGCGATCTACTTATGGTTTGGGATGGTTCTCGTTCAGGAATGGTAGGGAAAGCATATAAGGGTTATGTTGGTTCAACTCTTGCAAAAATATCTGTGCCCGGGGTAACAAACGAGTTTTTGTATTATTTTTTGCAGGGCAAATATAGGATACTTAACTCAAAAGTTAAAGGCACAGGAACTCCACATGTTAACCCGGAAATCCTGGGGAACTTCGATTTTCCTATCATTCCAATGGAAGAACAGCTTCGCATTATTGCCAAAATTGAGGAGCTCTTTTCCGAATTGGATAAGGGAGTTGAAGCGCTGCAAAAAATGAAGATGCAACTTAAGCTTTACCGGCAGGCAGTGCTTAAGGATGCGTTTGATAGATATAAATCTTTTTCAAATATAACTAATTACTTTGATGTATCTGGCGGATTAACTCTAAATTCAAGAAGAAATGTACTTCCAATTAAAATGCCCTATTTGAGAGTTGCAAATGTATATTACAATTTTATTGATCTTACGGACATTAAAGAAATCGGTGTAAAAGAAAATGAAATCGATAGGACACTCTTAAAAGAACAAGACCTTTTGATTGTTGAAGGCAACGGTAGTAAAGAACAGATTGGCAGGGTTTCTATTTGGAATGGCCAAATCAAACAGTGTTTGCATCAAAATCACATTATAAAGGCACGCCCTAATGGCAGTATGCTTTCTAAATTTGCCTTATACTATTTAATGTCAAAAGATGGTCGGAATCAGATCCTTGAAGTTGCTTCTTCAACCTCAGGTTTGTACACGCTTAGCATTGGTAAAGTTAAAAATTTACAAGTACCTACATGTTCACTGGAGGAACAAAGAGAGATTATTTCAATAATTGAGAATCGGATTTCAGTATGTGAACATATTGAAAAGAGTATTGATGTTGCTGAAATACAGGCTGAAAGCCTGCGCCAAAGCATATTACAGATGGCTTTTGAAGGAAAACTGGTAACGCATGAGGAGGAAATAAATGTCTGAAAACAATACATCAACAATCATATCCAAGGTTTGGTCCATGTGTGGCGTTCTCTATGATGACGGCGTTTCCTATGGCGATTATCTGGAGCAGCTTACCTATATGATCTTTCTCAAAATGGCTGATGAGTATTCCCGGCCCCCGTATAACCGCAATCTCGGCATCCCACAGGGCTATACGTGGGCGGATATGAACAGCCTTTCCGGAGTTGACCTGGAACAGCAATATAAAAGGACGCTGGAGAAGCTAGCGGAGAAACCCGGTATCTTAGGCGAAATTTTTACCGGAGCACAGAATAAAATCAGCGAGGCGGCTAAGCTGGCCCGTATCGTCAAAATGATCGATGACGAGAACTGGGTTTCCATGTCCACCGATGTCAAAGGGGATATCTATGAGGGCCTGCTTGAGAAAAATGCCGAAGATACAAAGAGTGGAGCCGGACAGTATTTCACCCCCCGTGCGTTGATTCAGGCCATGGTAGAATGCCTGCGTCCCGAACCGATGAAAACCATCGCTGAAATTAAGACGCCGTATTTAATACAATTTAAGGTTGCCTGACCGTAAGGGTTTCGGTTTTGACTTAGGGGTTTCGTTTTAGGCCAGGGGTTTCGTTTTTGAATGTATATGTGTCGGTCGAAGATGAGACCGGCGCGTTTTGTATAAAGAAGAGGTACAGGTATGCCGACAATAACAAAGAAGCAGCTGGCAGATTATGAGCAGCTGTGTAAAGATAGAAATAACGGTCGGATTCTCACGCCGGATGGGCTTCGGTTTATCTGTGAGGCTTACGATTATGATGCCGAGAAAATAGGAAAACATTTTCTGGAGACTTTGCCGAGGATACTTCAGAAGGAAAATGGAAGGTGAACACCATGAGTGAAAGCAAAAAGGATATATCCAAGAAAAAGGATACCTATGTCAAAAAGAAAAAGGACATGAACTTTCAGAGTGTTGAATCTATGCAGTCTGTCGTTAATGTTGTGAATGAGGCTGCGGAGGCACTAAATGATAAGAATCGCACTATAAGAGAAAGTGCTATTCCAGAAGTGCTGGCCGGTGCGCTGGGTGCTGGTATTGGTGGAGTGGGTTCCTTTGCAGCGCTTTATGGGCTCGGAGTTGTTGGACTCTCAGCAGCAGGTATTACGTCCGGTTTGGCTACGGCAGGAGCCCTTGTCGGAGGTGGTATGGTTGCTGGCGTATTTGTGCTCGCTGCTCCGGTAGCCGGTCTCGCTGCTGCAGGCGTTGGTGTTGCCTCTCATCTGAAGAATAAACAGCTTAGACAGGAAAAAGAGCGTTTATACAAAGAGGCGCTGAAAAAACACGAGGCTATTATTAAGGCTATGAAATCAGAAGCTGATGCAGACAAGGAACGAATGGATTATCTGCAGAGTCTCAATATTCTGTTACAGCAGGCTATCAAGGATTTGCAACATGATTTAGGAGTTGCATAAAGTGAGGAGAAGCGGTGAGCAAATTCAATTTAAATAAGCTGGCACCCATGCTTGATAAGGCTGGTGACGGTTTGGTAAAGGCGGGGAAAGCAGTCGTTGATGTCGTGAAAGATCGGAACTTTCAGATAGGCGTTTTGACTGGATTGCCTGCGACAATAAGTGCATTCTTTTTAATCAGAAAATACCAAAAGCAGGCTGAGGAAAAGGAGGAGCTTTATAAAAAGGCTCTTGCAAAACACAATGCTGTTATAAAGGAACTGGATGCCAAGGCTGAGATGGACAAAGAAAGACAAGATCGGCTTCTTGCTTATGATTCCAGATTAAAGAAAGAGATGAGCGGCTTGCAATCAGAGATTCAGGAACTGAAGAATCAGATCGCAGAGCTTGAAAAAAAGAAGGCTGACGATGAGTAAATACAAGTATTCTGAAACTGAACAACAGATAAATGATGTTCTAAAATACCAAGATGAGGAGCTTAAGAAGATTAAGGCTACTATGCCTTCAACGACCGAGCTTGATAAAAGGATTCAGGAAAGTGAAGACTTGCTCCGTATGTTGGGGTATACAGAAATGCCGACGGTACCAAAGCACGATGTAGTAAAAAAGGTAATGGTGGTACCTTCTTGGGAGCAACTATGCCTTGAAGCGGAAAACTCTGTAGGCACGGGGCATCCGCTTGAATCAATTTTTACAGAAGCAGAGCTGAAGCGCAACAGCCAAGAAATCCGGATGCTAAATGCTGAGTATAATCAGTTGCACCATCTGGACAAATATGACATTGCAATCAGTGTTGCAGCTGGTCTGCTTGGAGCGGCTGTTGATGTTTTGTTGGTAGGCATTCCGCAGAAAACTCCAGATGGGTTAAAAGGTGGGACACTGGCCAACTATGTAAGAGACTGGTTCGATAAGAAATTTCCTGAAGAGGAAATGGAGAAGTTGGCAAACTCGAAGGTCAGCAAGGTTCCATACGACGCTCAGGATAACCGGAACACTACGCAGTATGTTGACGGGCTTTCTGCATATTACCATCGCCTGCTTTCTCTTGGTCACGATCCATTGCTTGGATTGATTTTTGGTGTGGCAGATATTCTTACTGGGAGAATGACCACCATTGATAAAACCGGAAAGATTGTAGTTCAGGTTATGGAGAATTATGCTGACCGCAAGGAGACAGATGTTTTTGCAGCTATAGCCAAGCAGATCATACATTTCAAATCGGATATCACGACATCAATGGGACTACCGGCTCCTATGATGGCACTGTTTAATCTTCTGCAATTTGGGAAAATCGGTGAGTACGAACAGACCATAGCGGAAATCGTGCAGGGCATGTATTACGAGGGGTATGACTTTATACATTTCTGCACGCTTTCGATTCCGGTAATGATTGTAGAAGTAGTAACCCGGATTGGATATGCCTTCAAGCGCATTAAGGAAGGACATTCTGTAAAAGAGTCAATTCCATTTTCCCTGAACCGCGAAAAGCATCCCAAGCTCGCAACAATGCTGTTTATAGGCCACTCGGCTGCAACAGCTGTTAATGCCGGGAAGGTTTATTTTACGCAGAATCCGATGGCAATTAACTATCCGCAGTGGATTGCCTTCGCAAAATATTCATATCAACAGTTGAAATGGGTGCTGCTTGACAAGCCAAATGCCAGAGATGCATATGTGCGCGGCATTTTGTATGAAGAACTAAATGAGGTAATTGCTTCGGTCGATACAACATTTGATGATATGACTGCGGATTACATAGTTGTCTTTGAATAGCGAGTTGATTTTATGGGAATGGGATATGGCTGGGAGTGCCCAGATTGTAAATACAGTTTTGGCGCAAATGTTGGTGTTGGTTTTTTATATCCTAAAGTTTATGAGGAAACCATCGAAGCAGCAAAAAACGGAGAGTTTGGTAATGAACTCAAGGAGTTATTAAGCGCTCATCCAGATGCCGCGATTGATCCAGAGGTCGTTATTTTGCAATGCTGCGATTGCGGTGAGTATGATTCCAGACCGATTTTGAATGCGTATGTACCGAAAGAGGATAAGCAACGACCGCCAAAAGAAAAAGGAAGAAGGTGGTCAGTAGCTTTTCCGTTTGAGGACGCTTCATATGTAACCAGTTACGACATGCAGGAATATTATGATCTGTATGCGGAGTATGACCACAGATGTGAAAAATGTGGCGGCAAAATGACTGTTGTCCCGGAATCAAGCTATGAAAAGAAAAATGGCATGATTTGCCCTAAATGCAAAAAGCCACTTAAGTTGGTTGATCTTATTAATTGGGATTAGTTGAAAACGAAAAAAGGCTCCCCAGTCACCGGAGAAATCCAGTGGTGAGGAGCTTTCCTTATGCCTTGATGGTCTGGCCGTTGCGGAAGGTTACGCTGATGTCGCCCTCGCCATTGACCGTGAGGTAATCCGTCAGGGCGTTAAATGCGTCAAGGGAGAACGCGGTCAGGGTTTCCGGCAGTTTCTCAAAGGCGGCAAGGAAATCCTCGACGCTGCCTTTTTGCGACTGCGTCTGGTTGATCTGTTCGTTCAAATCCTCGATGCGGGTCTTGAGCGACTCGTACCGGGTGGTCAGGTCATCGTACTTTTTTTGGTATGCCTTCTGGTCGAGAGCAACGTGGGCGTTTTCGTAGATGTTCTGCTGGACGGCATCGGAAACAACCTGCGCTTCTTCCAGCAGTTTGTCGCGCTCGGCTTCCTGCTCTGTGGTGTCAAAGAGGAGCGCCATCATCTCGCGCCCGTTGGCGATGACCGCATCCTTTGTGGCCAGCAGCTGGTTTGCCGCCGACAGGAAGGCATCCTGAATCTGCTCGTCCGTCAGGTGCGGAGTGCAGCAGTGCTTGCCGCCATCATACTTGTGATTGCATTGCCAGATCGTCCGGCGGTATTTGTCGGTCGAGTGCCAGACCTTTGAGCCGTACCAGCTTCCACACTGGCCGCACCGGATTTTGCTGGAGAAGGGATGTACGCCGCTGTGGTACTTCTTGCCTTTGCCGCGCTTGGCCATTTCCCGCTGAACCATGTCGAATTTTTCAGGCGGGATGATTGCCTCGTGGTTTCCCTCCACATAGTATTGCGGGATTTCACCTTCGTTCTTCTTTTGCTTCTTGGTTAGGTAATCGACCGTGAAGCACTTCTGCAGCAGGGCATCGCCTTTGTACTTCTCATTGCTGAGGATGCTCTTGACTGTGGAAATGCTCCATTTATCCTTGCCGCCCGGTGTCTTGATGCCGTCGTCGGTGAGCTTCTGTGCGATGCCGTGGTAGGTCGTGCCCTGCAGGAACATATCATAAATGCTCCGGACGACCTTGGCCTGCTCCGGATTCACCACCAGCTCACCGTTTGCGCCTCTGTCGTAGCCGAGGAACCGGTTGAATGGGATCGTGACCTTTCCGTCTGCAAAGCGCTTTCTCTGTCCCCATGTGCAGTTCTCGGAAATGCTGCGGCTTTCCTCCTGCGCCAGCGAGCTCATGATGGTAATAAGCAGCTCGCCCTTGCCGTCGAAAGTCCAGATGTTTTCTTTTTCAAAATAGCACTCGACGCCTTTTTCCTTGAGCTTCCGGATGGTAGTCAGGCTATCCACGGTGTTGCGGGCAAAGCGGCTGACGCTCTTGGTGACGATCAGGTCAATGCGACCGGCCAGCGCATCCGCGACCATTCTCTTGAAGCCCTCACGGCGCTTGGTGCTGGTGCCGGTGATGCCTTCGTCGGTGTAGACGTCCACGAACTCCCAGTCGTCCCGGCTCCTGATGTAGTTGGTGTAATAATCGATCTGCGCCTCGTAGCTGGTGAACTGATCGTCGTGATCTGTTGAGACGCGGGCGTACCCAGCCACCCGCCGCTTTTTCTGCTCCGTGATGGGAGAAGCAGTGAAGCGCGTCAGCGTGGCCGGGATCGTCTTTACCTTTTTGCCTTCGTTGATGCCCAATATTTCTCACTCCTTATCTTTTTCATGGTCTCGCTCATTTTCTGGCGACGCTCCTCGGTGAAGCTGGCCTTGATGGCCTCGCCTTGTTTCTTTTTCCGTTCCTCTGTCCATGCAGGCATCCGGCGCTTGATGCTGTATTCCATGCTGACCTCATGCCCATCGTAGAAGCAGAAGGTGATGTGTCCGCCCGGCGCGATGGTGATGTGGTCGATTTCCTTTAGGAAAACAGCCTCGTCAAGCTCCTGCTGGCCAAGAGCCTGAGCGGTCAGTTCCCGGAGCGTGTCCTCATGGATGCAGTTATTGCTGCAGGTGTTCGTTGTAGCGCAGACGAAAAGGTGGTACTTTTCGCCGGAGGCTTTCGTTCTGGTCTGCCTGCGGTAGTTGTTGCCGCAATCGGCACACTTGATCTTGCTGGTAAAGCAGGTCACGTCGTCACGCTTCATGGCATGGTTCCGGCGGTAGGAGGATGCCTTCTTCCGGGCTTCCGGAGTCCATGCATCCTTCTTTGCCGTGCTCACCCATGTGAGGGTTTTCTCTGTGCCGTCCGCCATGTGAAAATTGAGGATGCCCTGCTCCGGAACCGTGATCACCTCGACCTGTTCCGCAAAGGCATCCTCGTCAAATTCCTCAAGGCCAAGTGCCTCGGCGCATTTCTGCCGGAGAATGTATTCCGGGATCTCCATCGCCTTGCACTTGCCGTTTTTCGTCTTGCTGGAACCGCAGACCCAACCGACCAGCTGATCGCCGAGCTGTGAGACCTTTGCCCGGTTCTTACGGGTGTTGCGAACGTAGCTCTTGCCGCATTTCTCACACTTGATTTTGCTGGTGAAGCAGGTGATGTTCAGGCTCTTGTTGGCAAGAGCACCGAGCTCCTTCCGTCTGGCCATCTCGCTTTGCACATACTGGAAGGTCTCCATATCGATGATGGGCTCGTGGGTGTCCTCGACATAGTATTGTTTCAGCTCGCCGTGGTTCTTTTTACGCTTCTTGCTGATCGGGTCTGCGATGTATTCCTTCTGCAGGAGCATGTTACCGGTGTAGGTGATGTTGGAAAGCACCACCTTGATATTGGAATCCACCCAGCGGCAGCCTTCGCGAGTCGTGATGCCCTCGGCGGCAAATTCCCGCTCTGTCTCAAGGCGGGACTTCCCATCAAGGAAGTTCTGGTAGATGCGCTTTACGATGGCGGCTTCCTCCGGAACGATGACCAGCTGGTCGCCTTCCCAGCGGTATCCGAATATCCTGAAGTGCCCGTTCGGGATTCCACGCTCCATGCGCTTGCGAACTCCCCATTTTACATTGTTGCTGATGCTTTCTGATTCTGATTGCGCGAAAGAGGCCAGAAGTGTCAGCATGACTTCGCCGTCGCCGGAGAGGCTGTCGATGTTTTCCTTCTCAAACCGGACGCTGATACCCAGCTCCTTTAGGTGCCGGACGGTCTCTAAGAGGTCTACGGTGTTGCGGGCAAAACGGGAGATGCTCTTACAGAGAACAATGTCGATCTTGCCAGCGTCGCAGTCGGCAATCAGCCGCTTGAACTCATCACGCTTCTTGGCGATGGTGCCTGTGATGGCTTCATCAGCATAGACGCCGACATATTCCCACTCCGGGTTCTTCTGAATAAGCTCCGAGTAGTAGCTCACCTGAGAGGAGAGGGAATGGTGGAGCCGCTCGGTTTCCATTGACACGCGGGCGTAGGCTGCGACCTTTTTTCTGGTCGGCAGTGCTGGTATCTGCGGCTCTATCTTCGTGATTTTCGCCATTTGAATCACTCCTTTCCGGTACTATACATCACTCTAAAAGCCCTAATTATCAAGCGTTTTCAGGATATAATGTGCCGATTATCGGCTGGTATTTCTCCCGCATTTTTGTATCAATTATGGTGTATTGCTCCTCGGTGATAATGCCGTCTTTGAGCATGGCCTGAAACATATTCATGCTGGCCTGATAGAGCTTCTCGCGCTCGAACTGATCCTCATTCACGGCCATCACCTCCGAAGCGCCCAGCGATGTAGCAGGCGTGGGAGCAATACTTCCTGCTCCGGTTCCCGTATGCCGTGAAGGACTTTCCGCAACAGGCGCAGGTAAAGGAGTAGACCGCATCAGCGTGTCTCGTGACAGCTTCCGGGTGAGCATTCCACCAGCTCTGGCAGCACTCGTCAGAGCAGAACTTGATCTGCTTTCTGCCGGGCACTTGGACGATGGGCTTTCCGCAGTTCTTGCAGCAGCCAACATCCGGCTTGTCCTTAGTGGCCTGTGTCGATTTTTCACCGGCCAGACCGTTCCTGTGGCAGAACGATACGACCTGATTCTTGGTAAGACCGAGGGTGTTTGCTATATTGGCATAACCGAATCCGGCAGTGCGGAGCTCGGTGATTTTGGCTTTCTGTTCACTGGTCATGATACTTTCACCTCCAGTTTCCACTGGAGATGAGGAGACGATTTGAGCGGAGGATTTTTCACATAAACGAAAAAAAGCCTGCGGGCATTCCGAAGAACACTCGCAGGCATAGCGGATTGGATATTTACTTCACGCGGATTTTCCAGCCGGTGATGATAAGGTTGACATTCTTGATGAGCGTCGGATTGAGCTTCTGGATCGCTGCCACGCTTGTTCCGTACTTTCGAGCAATGGCAGAGAGCGTGTCGCCGGATTTCACGGTGTACCAGACAGCAGCAGAGGCAGGCTTCTTCAATAGCTCATTGACCTTGGCTTGAACGGCTGAGTAGTCATATCCAGCAGCGGTCAGGCGGTTCTTGCGGTCGGTGCCGTTTCCCCACTTGCCGTCGATGACTTCCTTGGCAAGCTCGTCCACGTTTTTCTTAGGCGCAGCTTCCGGTGTAGGCTTGCTATCTTCAGGGCTCTCCGCATACTTCAGCACGCCATAGCCACGGATATACTTGCCGCCGACCTTAAGCGTTCGTCTGCTGACAGAGTCGCTCTTGTTGCCCTCAATGACGGTGATGGTGCTGCCGGAGACAGTCTCAACGATACCGACATGATCCGGCCAGCCGGTATTGTCACCGGAACCGGAGTCCTGCCAGTCATAGAAAATGACATCTCCGGGCTTCGGAACATAGGAGTCGTTTTCATTCCATGCGCCGAGCTTCTGGAAAAGCTCAATCATCTGGCCGCAGCCGCACTCGGTAGGGATGATCCTTGTCAGGCCGCACTTGATGGAAACCGCCGAGACGAAGGTCGCGCACCATGCGTCCGTGTATTTTACCTTATATCCTCTGGCGAGAGGCTTGTGGCTGTTGTAGACATCGATAATCTCTCTGTGGCTGCCGTCCGCCTCGTTCTTTCCAAGCCATGCTCTGGCCTGAGCGATGATCTGATCTCTCTCGGAACTTACGACAGGCGCAGGCTTGTTTTCCTTCGTATAGCCGTTGAAGCCTCCGGTCTTGATGATGGACGGATAATCGATGTAGCCATAGTCCAGATCCACGTTACCGGAGATGCCATCGACCTTGCCCTTGGAAGAATACTGCCAGATGCCGTATTCGCCCTTATAGGAGCACTTGCTGGCGTACTGCGCTACCCAGTGCGCGTAGTCCGTGAGCTTGCTATCGTCCATCCGCTCCTTGAAACCAGAAACAACGGAGCCGTAGATGCCGACGAAGTATCCAGCAGCTTCCATTGTCTCGCAGAAAGCGATGGTGGCCTCTGTGATCCCGGCTTTGGCAGAGGCAGGCTGTGCCTCGTTATCCATGTAGACCGGGTACTCCAGCTGCTTGCCTTTGAGGAGCTGAATGAAACGCTCAGCATCTGCTTTTCCTGCAGCAGCCGTCACGCAGTCTTTCCCGACGAAGTAATATGCGCCGATAGGGATACCGGCAGCCTTGGCTCCCTTGTAGTTTGCTTCCCACTTGCTATCGGTATAGGTTCCTGCATCCGAGCCGCCAGCCTTGATGATGGCAAATTCGATGCCAGCGGCTTTGACCTTGTTCCAGTCTATCGTTCCCTGCCAGTGGGATACGTCAATTCCTTTAATCATGTCACTTGTCCTCCTTCGTATCTGTGCTCTCGCGGTCGTGGAGCTGCTCCAAGACCTCCTTCAGCTTGTCTGGAACCGGCAGGCCGAGGTGGACGCTGTTTTCCACGAGGGACAGTCCTTCATTCGAGATGTAGAAAAAGATGATCGCTGTCCGAAGCACTCCGGCATGGTTAAGCACATAGATGTCGAGAGCGTTGGCGATGCCGACCATAATGAAGATCAGCACCTTGCGGCAGATTCCCTTGAAGCCGACCGCCGAAGATAGCTTCTTGTCAGCCACAGCGCACATGAAGCCGGTGATGTAGTCCGTCACGGCAAAGAGGATGAGCGCAATCAGCAGGCCGTCGCAGCCGCCAAGGAACCAGCCGAGCCAGCCTCCGATGGCAGCAAAAGCAAATTGAATGGTGTTCCAGAATTCTTTCATGTCGTGATTCCTCCTTTGAATTTGTGCATGAAAAAAGCAGCTGCCACTGTGGCGCTGCCTCCATAAAAAAACGGGTTACAGGTTGTAGTATTCTCTTGGCTTTCCTCCGCTTCCTGTGCGGGTCGCGTAGGAGTAGAGGTTATTGAAGATCACGTCCGTATCGTCGTATCGGTCGACCAGCTTATAGCAAGAAACATACGGGTCGAAATAACCGAGGTCTTCTGGCTCGATGTATGCGGACTGCTGTTTTCCCTTGGCAAGAAGCGCTGTGCAGCTCGCGCAGATACTTTCGGATTCCTTGCTGTAGGCTTCCGGGTTATCCGGATGCAAAAACCAGTGCGCGTCATGCCATTTGCAGTCATGGTAGCAGGCGCTGTTTGCGATCATGGTGTATTGGTAGCCTGCCGGAAGCTGAGAAAGAACATCCCAGTGTCTCGCAAACCAGTGGAAAAGCACGATGCGGTCATACATCGAAAAGTCGCCGGTCTGGAGTTCTTCAAGTGTAAGCGCCCGCGTGATGGAAAGGGTCAGCCGCACCTCCGGATATTCCTGCTTGATCCTTGCGGCCAGCTTGTCATCGTTTAGGATGAACTGGTGTATGCCAAGGGAGCGGTATTTCCGGATCATAGTGATGTTCGCCTTCTTCTGGGCGAGGATACAGACCGGAATACCGAGCGCCAGCAGGCCTTTGATGCGCGAGACATATTCTTCATAGGACTTCGGGTAGCTGTCCCGGTAGGTAATGTCAAAGCGGGTGTTTTCGCAGTCATCCTTCCAAGCGGCAGCATAGATGCAGTCGATATAGGGAATCAGGGCAGGCCGCTGCAGGAGCTTTTCCGGGTATTCCGGGTCAAGGTTATATGGCACTTCAAACTGTTTCATGTTTCCTCCGTTTCCGTCAGCGTATAGGTGATCTTCATCGTTTTATCCGCTGTCTTGATAACCGGCGATGACAGGTTGTTGATGGTGGCGAGGTATGGCGTGTACAAATAAAGCTCCTTGCGGAAGTGGTATCCGTAGTAGCTGTAGAAGTATTCCTGATAGGCGTAGGTCTTGTACCGGGAGATCATGCGCTGTCCCCATACCTCACCGTCCGTGTTGGTGGCTTTGTTTCGGACATAGAGCTTTGGCTCTCCATTGTGGAAATACCAGCCGTTTATAACCACATCGTCATCCACGCAGAAGGTGAACTGCTGCGCATTGTTGTAGGCGACATTCGGCACGACCTCGACATTGGCCACGTTCGTGGTATCGAGGCGGTAGACCGTATTCCCGATGGCAAACATCAGCCACTTGCCGCTCATGCCGATGTTGTAGATATCCGTGGTGTTGCTCGGAAGCACGATCTTCTGCGTCGTACACCTGCCGTCGCTGATCTTATCCATGAACCACTCAAAGCCGGTACGGTCATAACGCTCTGAACCATAGCTCATGCCAACATAAGTGCGGATTTCCTTTCTGGCGATGCCGTACCAGTTGCCGTCAACAGCATGGAAAAGATAATCCATCCGGGTTTCGTCGTTCCAGTAGGGCTCGTCCGTATCATCCTTGCTGCCGCCGACGAAATGCACCCAGTAAGGATAGTGGTTCAATTCGACGGTGGTTTCCTCGGTGGCCTCAAACGCCATCTGTGTGAAAGTCCGGATCATAAGCCGGGCGTGGATATAATCCTCCGGGACTTTCCGAAGCGTCACGGACGTCTGGTTATGAACAGCTACAAGCTCCAGCCGGTAGCCTTCGCCGATGAAGGTTCTGTGGTTATGGCGGTAGTTGTTGTTATTGATGTCGCCATCGTTTATATTGTTGGACTTCAGCAGCACAAAGTAGTTGTTGGTGTACTTGCAGCCGCGTCCGGCGAGGATATTCGTGAGACCGATGCAGGAGATAGTGCCGTTGGCCTGCGAGGTAGCAAAGTCCCAGACATACTTAAAGCCGCCATCGACCGCCTTGCTCTCGGTCAGGTTCCGGCTGCCACGCTGCACGTCCTCTGTGGTATTTACATCGTTGGAGGCGTAACCGACCAGAGGGTTATCGAGCGGAGCATAAATCAGAGTCGGGTCTTCCTCAATCTCATTCTGGTAGAGAAGGACGCCGCCCGTGAGCCTTGAATAGATCGGAAGGAGCCAAGCCTCTCCGCTTTGACTGTCGAAGCTGGGACTGTCGTACATCAAGCCCTGCAGGTTGGTATTTAAGACATCAAAAACGGCCTCCGTTACAAGGTTCTCATCCTCATAAATTTCTTTCTCACCGGTATGGATGTTGGTGAGCTCTATAACGCTTTTTCCTTTGAGCATACTCATTCCTCCGTGTTCAGATAGTCTGTGGTGATGGATCGCACGAATCCATACTCGCCGCTGATGATGATGCGGTACATCAGCTGGCCGGTGATGGCTTTCTGTGACCATGCGTCCGTGCTGATTGCTTCAAGCGCCGTCTTGGTCATGCCGGACTGTTCTTCGGAAAGAGCCGCCCATGTGTTATTGGCATACGTCCACCATGTTTCTCCGGCATCAAAGGAAACGGCAAAGAGCGCGGCATCGTCCGCATCGACGGTGACCTTTTCAATGCCGATGATCGAAGCGTCGGACATATCGATGTTTTCCGAGTAGATCGTCTGCGGTTTCGGGATGCCGGAAAAGGTCGCTCGAAACGGCGGGAACCGGTTCTGGGAATCGTGCCAGTACAGGATCGTCGGGTTGGTCAGTGTCAGAAGCAAGGCTCCGTCCGGGATATCCTGCACGCCGTAGGTTTCAAAAACCTCTGCGGAAAGCTCTGTCTCCGCAAGCCTTAAGAGGGCTCCGTCCTCAACGGTATATAGGTCGCCGTTGGCATCCGTGATAAGGTACCGGCGGTTGTACGGGTCAAGCAGCACCGGAAGCGTATCCGAACTAAGGAAAGACGTCCCGGTATCATCCTGATGCAGGAAGGCGATGGTCGTTCCGGCTGCTGGTGTGAAAGCGATATTCCCGGAGCCGGTCACGAGAACGCATTCTCCGAAGTAGGAAGTGTTCGTCGGTACGGTCTCAAAATTCAGGATGATGTCGCCGGTATCGAGAAGCAACAGATCCCAGACGAGCCTTACATCCGCGCTGGTGACGCTGTAATTTGTATAGCCCTCCCAGCGGATACGAAGGAAGTGGTAGTAGCTGTAGATCGTGCCTTCCTCGCGTCGGATCGTCCAGACCTTGGCATCCCGGCGATGGACTTTTACCTGTTCAGCGTTTGTGCCGATGCCCATCCACGAGTTTCCGTTAACATAGATGTTCGCGGCAGTCACGCCGTTATAGGTAAACCAGCTGACGCCGGTCAGGGTATCGGTGCCGTCATCGTTACCGGAGTTGTTCCGGGTGATGGTCATATTATCAGTGCCTGAAAGCACTTCTTGGATAGAGAGATAATCAGCCATTTTGCACCTCCAGTTCTGATATGCTTTCAAAGGCTCCAAGGCCGAGATGGTATGCCGCAAGGCTTCCACGCTCGATCTCCTGAAGATCGCCTTCGATGATTTCGTTGTATTCTGTCTTTGGCTTTACGCAGTCGTCATCCAGTTCTGTATAAGCGGTCTTTATGAGCTTCTTTGCCGGAAGATTGAAACCTCCGATAAAAGGCTCCGTCTCAAACGGCAGGATCACAAGCCCGGTCAGCGTTACGAAGTCCGAAGTGGAGATCGTAAGTGAATCCATCCGGCCACGGTCAAGGCTTCGCTCGGTGCCGCCGGAAATCTCAAAGGACTGCCTAAGCCGGAAATCTGTATCGTCCATGACATAGATCCGGCTGTAGGACATTTTCCGCTTGTCGCTTATATCCACCACGTCATGGACGACCGGAGCAAAGATGCGAAGTTCATCCGAAAGCGTGTAAAGCGGCATGCCGGAAAGCAGCACCTTTGAAATGGCATCGGAGCTTCCTGCCGGTGTTGGCGTAATCAGCCTTGTTTCCACGGAACCTTCCAAGGCCAGATGTTGCATACCGGATAGCAGGATCATGGTCATATCGTCGCTTGCCGTAATACGTCCGTCCCATCTGTCCTGTGCGCCCAAGCCCTGACCGGAGATGACTGCGAGGATGTTCTGTGTGGCAATCGCAGCAGAGCCGGAGCCCACGGAAATCCAGACCTCGAAGGTGTGCAGCATCTTTTCTGCCATATCAAGGAGCGGGTAATAGAGGTTTAGGACATGCATCCCGGAGTGCCATGTTTCCTGCGGGTGGAATTCTGCAATCTCCACACCGTCCTTGACATAGGTAACCGTGATAAGTGCCTGCTCGTCCTCCTCCCAAGAGGCAGGAACGGATACGGTGGCCGCAAGCTCCTGCTCCGGGACGATCACATCGCCGGACTCTGCATCGTCGATTTCAGGAAGATGCGCAGTTCCGGTTCCCTCCGAGGTGACCTCTCTTGTTTGAGGGTCTGACGTGACATTTAAGAGGATGGCAGCCTTGAACTCGCAGTCGGTCTCTTCCTGTGTGGCAAATTCTATATTGACGATCTGCACCTTTTCCTCGCCAATGCTGTAGGGCATGGAGTTTATGTAGGAGTAGGTCGTCATCTTGGTGGCCTCCACGGAATTCATAAGGCCACTGATGTTTTTATCATTTTTGCTTTTGGCTTCCGCAAGGCGAGGGTTCTTTCCCACGCACTTAAGGGAGCACTTCCCGTTGATTTTTATGGTGATGGAGGTAATGGCCGCCATCTGGTTTTCGTCTGCCTGACCTCCGGTAAAGGTCAAGATATCGCCGGGATCAAGTGCCGGATCACCGATAGTCTCGGAATCAAACGGCACATAACTTATGACGGCGATGGTGTTTAGGAGTGTTGTGAGGATTCGCCGCCTCGTTTCCTCCAGACCGAACTGTAGCAGGTAGTTGACCTCCAGATTCATGGTCAGACCGTCATCCGGGTCAAGGGAATAGTATTCTGCCGTCTCTGTTCGCTTGTTCGTGGAGTTTATCGCCGTATAGCGGGTCACGAAGTCCGAGAAGCTGGAGGAGTAACGGTGGGTGTTATTTACCGTTACCATCGGCTCTGCCGTATACTGCACAAGCTGCAGCTTTCCTTCGCGATTGATCTGGGCAAAGCAGCCGAGAGCCTGTGCCAGATAGTGCAAAAAATCCCGCCAAGTCTCGATGTCGTTTTCCGGGTAGACGCCAAGAAGCTCCGTGCCGTTTGGCAGGGCTTCGATTTCTGCCTGCGTGTGTGCAAGCTCTACGCCGCAGGTGGTACACATGACAGAAAGGAAGTCGTAAGGATAGCCGCTGGTCTGCGCCTCGTTGTATTCCTTGTCGAAGTTCAGCATGGCGTCGTAAGCCTTTAGCTCCAGCGTCTTTACCTGCCGGTTTGCCTCGGCCACAAAGAAGATGCCCATCGGGACATCCTCGACGGTGCTATCCGGGAGGTTTAAGTGAAAGTACAGCTCGACCTTGGCGTTTTCCAGCGAGTAGCGGTCAACACTCGAAAAAAGAGAAATGCCCAGCTCTGCCGCATAGACAGAGCCGAGCTCGATTTCAGAGGAACCGGAGCACTGCCGGGATACATACCCGGAGCCTTTTACGATGTCCTCGTTTGTGAAAGGATATTCTCGTCCGGCGGTCGTGGTGATCTTCCCAGACCATGTGAAGGAGCGGGTGTTTTCCTGTATCGCTGTTTTATATGCGTCTGATACGCTGTACATGAGAATCGCTCCTTCCCGTTTAATATTCCTTCAGCGTGAAGCTGACCTTCCATAAGCCTTTCTTGCTGGTGTCGTGGGCGAGGGAAACCTTGAATCCGTCCATGTACATCTCTCGGTTTTCCCTGACCATCGTCTCGGTATTAAAAAAGTCCACGGAGAGCCGTGGGAGGCTTCGCATCGCGGACAGGGTTTTAAGCCACGCAGGAGATACCTGAAAGGCCACGGATATTTCTGCCACGCCGGAGCGGACAATATCTCTCTGGGTGGTTCCTGCCTCAGTCTCACCGGAGGAGTCAGCCTCCACGTCAGAAAGAGACAGGTCATAAGATGTCGGAAGCGGCATTTCCGTGCCGTCAATCCGTAGGTAATTTGTAAATGCCATCATCTGCCTCCTGACCGGAGTGCCATCCGCTGCTGGGCTGTGACGATGGTCTCATCAAGCAGCGTGCCTCCAAGATAAACCGGGATGGTGATATCGCCTCCGCCGCCGACTCCTGCAAGAGCAGTAACGATAGCCGAGGTCTGTCCGGCCACGGCATCCTGAATCATGCCGCGCAGGGAGTCGACACCGACAATGGCCTCTGCACCGGCTTCTCCAGCGCCAAGGAGTGTATTCCCACTCATGCCGAAAATGGTCGGTGAGTCGAGAATCATGCCATTGCCCATCGCCTTCTTGTACCATTCCACAGAAAAATGCGGGATGGACGGCGGGTTTAGAGAGAAGCTCCCGGAAATGGAGAAGTGCGGCAGCTTGATCTTTGGCAGCTCCCAGTGGAAGTTGAATACGTTCTTCAGCTTGTTCACGATGCCGGAGATAAAATTCCAGATCCCGTTGAATACATTAGAAACCGTATTCTTGATGCCGTTTAGGACATTCGATATCGTATTTTTTATGGCGTTGAAGGCTGTGGTGATACCATTTTTCACGGTATTTACCACAGTCGTGATGGTGGTCTTTATCCCGTTCCAGACCGTAGATACCACAGTTTTTATGGCATTCATCACGGTGGTGACCGCCGTCTTCATGGCATTCCATGCCGTGGTGATGAAGGTCTGGATTGCCGTGACGACTGTTGTGACCACGGTCTTTATTGCGTTCCATACCGTCGTAACCACAGTCTTTATCACATTCAGGACGGTCTCGATGATCGTCTTGTAGATATTGAAGTAAGTGGTGACGATGGTTTTTATCACATTGAACACGGTCTCAAAAACAGTCTTTATGGCGTTCCAGATCGTTTCAAAGAAAGTCTTTATGGCATTAAAGACCGTCTGCACCGTGGTCGTGATCGCTGTCCAAGCACCCGTGAGGAAGGTGCTGATGCCGTTCACCGCTGCCTCGAAGATTCCCTTGATGGTCTCCCAGACAATGGAGAAGAAGCTCTTGATCGCCTCCCAAGCCGTAACGACTGCCTGCTTGATGTTTTCCCACAGGTCAATCCAGAATTGCCTAAAGCCCTCGTTCGTATTCCAAAGATAGATGAAGGCTGCCACCAGCGCCGCAATCGCAGCGATGATAAGGACTATCGGGTTTGCCAGCATGGTCGCGTTCAGTGCAGCCATCGCGCCTTTTACCACACCGATTGCAGCAGAAACCTGCGGTATGATCGTCATAATCGTGCCGACCGCCGAGATGATCTTTCCGACCACCACCAGAATCGGGCCGATAGCAGCAGCCACAAGGGCGATCTTTACAATCGTCTGCTGAACCGGAGCCGGAATCTTGCTCCACATTTCAGCAAAGGCCTTCAGGGCTGCGGAGATGTCCTTTAAGACCGGAGCCAGAACGGTGGCAAGGGTGTTTCCGATTTCCGCGCCGGTCTCCTTCAGGGAGTTCATCGTCATCTTGAACTGGTCAATCGGGTCGAGGGTCTCGTTGAAGGTGTTCTCGACACTTCCCTCAAAGTCACCGAGGGAACCGGCAAGGTCGTCAAGACTCAGCTTTCCGGTCTGGACGGCATTGTATATCGACGCTCCGGCCTTGCTTCCGAAAAGGTCATAGGCCGCCTGCAGCTTTTCTGTTTCAGAGCCGTTGCCCTTCATGGTCTGGGAGAAATCAGAAAGCGCCTGATCCAGCGTTTTGCCGTCTTTCGTCGCGTTTTTCATGGCGGTCTTAAGACCCATCATGGCAGAGGAGGTATCCAGACCGGACATCTCCACCATGCCCATGAAACCGGCAGCCTGCTGGGCGGTCAGTCCCATTTCCTTCAGCTGAATGGCATTGGAGGAAAGAGCGCCCGCGAGGGTATCCATATCAATGCCGGTAGCCTGACCGGTTGCGTTTAACGCATCAAGAAGGGAGTCTGCCTCAGATGCATCCATGCCGAAGGCGTTCATAACCGAGGATACATTGTCGATGGATGTCGAAACATCGGTGTCGTTGAGCTGGGCAAACTTTATGAATTTTGCAGAGAGATCATCAAGCGCCTGCCCGGTTAAGCCAAAGCGGGTGTTGACCTCGCCGACAGCGGCACCGGCAGTTTCGAAGTCCGTCGGTATCTCTGTGGCGAGGTCTTTGACGATCTGGTTCATGTCTTCCAGAGCTTTTCCCGTAGCGCCGGTTTTCTGCGCCACGATATCAAGCCCTGCATCCACTTCATTAAAGGCAGCAAGGGAAGCTGCGCCGATGGCCATAATAGGAGCCGTGACATGCGTGGTCAGTCCTGTACCCACACTGGATATCTTGCCGCCGACTTCCTGCAGCTTGCTTCCGGTCTGTTTTAGGGTAGCCGAGATATGGGAGTCTGTTTCTCTACACTGCTGTTCGAGGTTTTTGAGCTCGTTTTCTGTCTCTATGATCTCACGCTGCCATGCATCATATTGCTGCTGGGTGACGGTACCGTTTTTGAGTCCAGCATCCATCTGGTCTTGCACGGACTTCAGCTGTGTGAGCTTATCTTTCGTTTCGGAGACAGCCTGTTTAAGGAGCTTCTGTTTCTGCTCAAGCAGCGTGGTATTCGTCGGGTCGAGCTTCAAGAGCTTATTGACGTCTTTAAGCTGACTCTGCGTGTTTTTGATTTCCTTGTTTACGCCGGAGAGCGCTTTGGAAAGGCCGGTCGTATCGCCGCCGATTTCCACGGTTATGCCTTTTATCCTGTCAGCCATGCGATGACCTCCTTCCTGTTAAAAACGATCCATCTGTGCCTGCGTAGCGACCTCGGCGAACGGATAATCGTCCATGTCCATTTCTGAATACATGTCGTTGACAGTCCCGATGGTGAGCAAATCGAGCTCCGAGATTTGAAGCCCGATCTGCACACACCGGAGTAAAAAGAGCGGGGTTGTCATTTCCCGCTCAGTGTTGCGATGTTTTTTTTAGAGGTAACCTGCTGTTCCACGTTCAGTCCCCACAGCTGAATGATCTGCGGGAGAATCTCGTAAATCGAGAAGGTATTAAACTGGTCGAGCCAGTCCTCCGGAGTATCCGGGACGTCCGGGTTCTGATGCTTTGCCATGAGCCACGCGATGTTCTCGAAAAGCTCAAGGGAGAAGGTATCCAGATTAGAGTTTTCCGGATCGTTCTCGTCGATGCCTTTCTGCAGCTCATTCAAGTCCTTGTAGATATCCCGGTGAAACTTGTTTCTGTAAAGACGAGGGATGGCGGCAGAGGCACGGAAGGTGACCTCCTTGCCGTCAATCTCGACGGATTTTGTTACTGCCATAGTGCGCCTCCTTACTCAGTCACATCTTCCGCAGGCGTCTCAGGGACATTCACAGCGGCCTGCGGCTGATAGACTGCGTTGTACCAGTTGTTGTAGGTCTCCTCACTGGTATTGGTGCCGGTCTTGACCTTCACGAGACCGGAAGGCAGAGGCGTTGCCGTAATGGAGAGCGTTTCCGTCTGCACCTCGGTGGAGTCCTCCTTTGTGCTGCCGGAGACAGAGGGACGGGTCGCGCTGCAGTAGTACATGCAGTGACGGATCTTCCTCTGGTCGCCGGAGAACTCAAAGAGCAGCGCAAAATGCTCAGGCTCCACGTCCTTGTTCTCAGCGATGACGCCGTTGGCATCCTCAACCTCGTGCATGACATCCGTAAGAAAGCTCTCCGGAATCAGCGCCAGCTCGAAGTCGCCGGAATAGCCGTTGTTGTTAGAGACCATGTAATATACGGAGTCGTCCGCATAGAACGGGTCGTTTTCACCCTCTGCATCAAGCGAAAGGGATACTGCGCCGGGCATCGCAACAGGTGTACCGAAGGTGACGGTGCCGTCCTCGGCCAGCGTTGCGATAGCGTAGTGGCAGTTTTTCAGGCCAAACTTGACCTTGTTTTTCTTATTAGCCATAGTGGTTTATCCTCCTATCATCTGTGTTTGATAAAGAACCTCGTACATCTTTTCCGATTCGATCCAGACCTCCGACTTCTCATAGGGAAGCTCATGGGAGAGGAGGATGTCCTCGATGGTGGTTTCTATCTCCGGGTCTTTCTTGTCCGTGTAAAGCTCGATGTTTAACTGGTCGATTTTCTTATAGACCGTGTCATCAGCGAACACGTTATCCGTTCCCGGAAACAGAAAAACGAGGAAGGGCGGGTCTGGCGACTCACCTTCGGCAAAATGGTCGTAGGCAAGTGGGAGCCCGGCTTCCTCCAGCATTTCGATTACATTGTCGTATGTCATATCAGCCGCCTTTCAGTTTCTGCTCGATGGTCTGCATCAGCTTTTCATTTCCGCGCTGCTCGGCAGAGGCGATATGAGGCTTTGCAGCAACTCGGCCTCCTCCGCGCTTGGCGTGGCCATGTTCCAAGAGGTGCGCGATCTGGTAGCGGTTCCTCGAATGCACCACAAGCTCGATGCTCTCGGAATCCTCCCGGACGTTTTTGACCGACCAGCTTTTCTTGTACTTGCCGGTATCCACGGGAGCGCCTGACTGTATGTCCTTGCGGACGGAAGCTGCCGTTTCCTTGACCGCAGCTTTCAGCTCATCAGCGGCAAGGTCGGCATACTTTTCAAGCTCCTCCATGATCGCGTTATCCATTTCGTCGATTGATACGGTTCTGCTCATTTCGGTTTCTCCAGCTTGCAGTTGAATTTGATGCTGTTTCGCTTGTAGCCCATCGGATTTACATAGGTGATGTTGTAGGTCTTGCCCTCAGCTATGATCCGGTACTTCGTGGATTCCACGACAGACAGCTCGGAGCAGTAGCGGCAGGTAAAATCCAGCGATTCCTCTGGGTTTATCACGACGCCGGTGGACTCGGAACCGGTGCTTGTGCCTACGGTCGCCCAGCAGGAGAAGTAATCCGTCCAGCCGTTTTTGTGGTTTCCGTACTTATCAACCGTGACCGCATTCTTCTGAAAGGTGACGCGCACCCGCATTGCTGCAATATTCATCAGAAGCCCTCCTTCCGGGTGCCAAAGAGAAGAGACCGAAGCGTCATATTGAGCGCATGGTGATCTGCTTCCTCCCGGTGCTCGTACAGGTAGCCTACGGTATAGAGCACGGCCACACGGATGCGGATCAGGGCTTTTTCTTCATTTGCCATAAACTCCTCGTCGGACTGTCTTGTGATGTCCTGCACCTGCTTTGTCGCAGCAGAGATCAGGCTTTCAATCAGGCTGTCCTCGTCACCTGTAGAGACGCGGAGATAGGTCTTTGCTTCTTCCAGTGTTACTTCCATGTCCGCCTCCTTTAAATGAAACCGCCCGCAGAGAGGGTGATCCCTGCGGACGGCTGGTTACAGTAGTTTCTTATCCTCTCGAAGAAGAGGCTGCCTTGACGGACAGACCCTTTACAGCCTCCGGAAGGATGAGCTTGCCGTCTACGCGCTCGGAAGCAAGGAAGCCGATCTGGCCGTTTGCCGCATAGAGCTCGGAGAGGCGCTTGAAGGAGCGTCCCTGACGGTCAGCGATCCAGTAGAAGCTGAAGTCGCCAAAGAGGATCGCGGTATTGCCCGCAGCAAGCTCCGGTGCGTAGATGCTGGTCTTGTAAGGACGGTTCAGGATGGTGTCGGGCTGGCCAGCCACAACAGAGGGCTGCCAGATATAGTTCCCGTTGTTGTCCTTGATCTTCCTGAGCGCCTTGATGGTGGTATCGTTCAAGATCCAGATGGCCTTGTTCCTGTAGACGCTGCGAAGCGAATGGAACACGTCCATGATGTCGTCGAAGGACACCGTGGCATTGTTGATCTCTGTGGTCGCGCCGGTAGTGGCTGCCACCTTGGTGAACACGCCTTCGGGCTTTTTGTTGCCGTCGCCGATCAGGAAAGCCTCCTCCTCGGCAGCACCGATCCTGCGTGCAAACTCGGTGGAGATGTACTTTTCGAGGTCGAAAACGGAGTCGTTCATCAGCTCCTCGGAAACCTTGATCGCCGTGCCCAGCTTGTAAGCGGAAAGGCTGATCTGGTCGAAGGTATCGTCGGATTCAGGGTACAGGCCGTTCTCATCCATCCAAGCGGCAGTGCCGTGAGAGGCGACGACCGGAATGGTGTGGGTGCCGGACTGGGTCTGAATGACCGTAGCGAGGGAACGGAAGAAGTTCTCCTCCTGAAGCGCGTCGATCAGCTGCTTTTCGTACTCGTCCGGGACGAGATATCCGCCGTTGGCATCGGTGCCGACCTCCAGCACGTTCTGGACATCGTAGTAGTTGCGCTTGCGGATGTTGTTCCAGAAGGCGGAGCGGTATGCCTTGGAAGCGATGCCGGGCTTATCCTCCGGCTCATCCTTGGCACCGGGCTTTCCGGTAAGGGGAGCAGAGGTCGGTGCGCTCATCATCTTGTCGATCTGCTCCTGACGCTGCAGGCGCTCGATATCGTGGGTGAGGTCGGTGACTTCCTTCTCCATCTTGTCATAGGTTGCGGCATCCTCCGCAGAAACCATGCCGCCGTTCTGAGAGTGGGTGTTAAGAAAAGCCTTTGCAGCCTCCCATGCCTTCGCTCTCTTTTCCATGAGTTCCATAATCTGAGTCATAATAAAAATCCTCCTTTAATGTGTGAGAAGCGAAAGGCGCTTCTCAAGATCGGTTACTGGTACCATGTGTTTATTTGCCTCCGGCTTTTTCTTAGGGATAAGCCGCGATAGCAGTGAGTCAGTGACGGCCTTGCGGGAGAAAAGCATCTCCGTATCGGCCTCATCGTCCGAGGCAGGTTCCTCGCCCGCCTTGAACAGAATCTCGTCAGCGAAGCCGAGCTTAACGGCCTCCTTGGCGTTCATCCATGTCTCGGCATCCATCAGCTGTGAAATCTTGTGGCGGGAAAGCCCGGACTTGATTTCGTAGGCGTTCATGATGGATTCCTTGACTTCGTTTAACATGTCGATGGCCTTCTGCATCTCCTCGGTATCACCGATGGCGATGGTCGCAGGATTGTGGATCATCATCATGGCCACAGGGCTCATGCAGACCTTGGTACCGGCCATAGCGATGACGGATGCCGCCGAGGCAGCAAGGGCGTCGATCTTGACCGTTACGTCATGCGGGTAATCCATCAGCATGTTGTAAATCTGTGCAGCAGCAAAAACATCACCGCCCGGACTGTTGATCCAGAGGGTGATGTTTCCGTCTCCGCTGCTTAATTCATCTTTGAATAACTGTGGTGTGACCTCGTCGCCGAACCATGTCTCATCGGAGATTTCCCCGTCGAGGTAGAGCGTTCGGTCTGAGCCAAAGCTGTCCGGTTCCTCGTTTCGCACCCAGTTCCAAAACTTTCTGGTCATAGTGCCTCCTTCTTTCGTGGCCGGGTGCGCTCACTTTGCTGTGGCTGTTCCGGCTCTTGTTTTGATTCTTCTGTTTCATCTGGCTCCTCCTGTCCCTGAGACGAGGCTGCAAAAATGCCTGCGTCCTTGAGCTTGGTCATGTTGCCGTTTATAAGATACAGGTCGCCGCCTTCCTCCTCCGGGATACGGTCGAGATTTTCCAGCTCCCTGATATCGTTAGCGCTCATCCAGCCGTTCTGGCGTCCGGTCGCATAGCCGTTCATGCGGCTCTGGTAATCTCCGCGAAGCAGGCCGTCCACATTGAACTTGAAGAAGTATTCCTTCTTCTCGTCCATAGACAAAAGCGCCCGCTGCATGGACTGTTCCCAGCGGCAGACCCACGGGTCGAGCGTGTATTTCACGAACTCCAGCGACTGCTGCTCGATGTTGGAAAAGCTCGATTTCTCAAGGTCGCCGATCATATGAGGCGGGATGCGGAAGATACGAGCGATCTCATTGATCTGGAACTTCCGCGTCTCCAAGAACTGCGCCTGCTCCGGTGAAATGGAGATGGGCGTGTATTTCATGCCCTCCTCAAGAACCGCCACCTTGTTTGCATTGGCGCTGCCGCCGAAGGCTGAGTTCCAGCTTTCCCTGACACGCTCCGGGTCTTTTATCACACCGGGATGCTCCAAGATGCCGCCGGGCGTCGCGCCGTTAGCGAAGAACTTAGCTCCGTATTCCTCACAGGCAATCGCCATGCCGATAGCGTTCTTTGCCATCGCAATCGGGCTGTAGCCCATCAGGCCGTCAAAGCCAAGGCCGGGAATATGGAGCACATCGCTTGGAGAGAGCCTGACGCGGCTGCCATCCATCGTGTGCGCCTCATCCTGCGAGGTCTGATATTCGTAGTAGAGGTGACCGTCTGCGTCGCGGTCAACCGTCATGCGGTTTGGCATAAGCGGATAGAGAGCCACGACCTCGCCCTTGCCATTTCGGATGATCTGCGCGTAGGCGTTTCCCCACAGCAAAAGGTGCGTCATCAGCGTTTCCCGAAAGACAAAGGATGTCATTTCCGGGTTTGGCTCATCATGCAATAGGAAGTAGAGCGGATGAGTGGTCGCTTTTTCCTTGCCGCCGCTGCCGTCGTACCGGTACAGGTGAACGGGCAGGCCAGCAATCGCCTCGGATAGAATCCGAACGCAGGAGTAGACCGCCGTCATCTGCATGGCGGAGCGTTCCGTTACAGCTTTGCCGGAGGTCGTGCCGCCGAAGAAGAAGCGGTAGGAGCTTCCGGAGGTGGAATCCGTAGGCTTATCCCTTGAACGGAATAGTCCTGAAAATATACTCATAGCCACACCTCCATTTCGTTAAAGGCCTCCTGAATAAGCAGGAAGCCGATCAGTGAAAGTATCAACATTGTCTTGTCCTCATATAAAAAGGATGCCTCTGTCGTCGTACACAGAAGCACCATTGTCGTTGCCGCATCTGATTGCCCGGTCAAGCGCCATGATGGTGGCAATCGCGCCGTCGATCTTCTCCGTGGACTTTTCCTTGTCGGCCTTGATGTTTCCGGCAGGGTCGGTGCGGATGAAGATGTTATCCATGTTCCAGCGGAGCACCGGATGGCCGCCGTGGGCGAGCTTCTTTTCCAGCGTCAGCTTCATGAGCTCCTTCGTAGGAGGACTCATATCCTTAAAGCCCTGTCCGAAGGGCACGACCGTAAAGCCCATGCCCTCCAAGTTCTGTACCATCTGGACAGCTCCCCACCGGTCGAAGGCGATCTCGCGGATGTTGAAGCGCTCGCCAAGCCGCTCGATGAACTTCTCGATATAGCCATAATGGATGACGTTGCCCTCGGTGGTCTCCAGATATCCTTCTTTCTCCCAAGTGTCGTAAGGCACATGGTCACGCCGGACGCGGAGGTCGAGCGTATCCTCCGGTACCCAGAAGTACGGGAGGATCACATACTTGTCGTCCTCGTCCCTTGGCGGGAATACCAGCACAAAGGACGTGATGTCCGTGGTGGAGGACAGGTCAAGGCCGCCGTAGCAGACACGGCCTTCAAGATCGTCCTCATTGACCGGAAAGGCGCAGGCGTCCCATTTATCCATTGGCATCCAGCGGATGGCCTGCTTTACCCATTGATTAAGGCGCAGCTGCCTGAAGGAATTCTCCTCGCCGGGATTCTGCTTTGCAGACTCGCAGGCGGCCTCGACTTTATCGATGCCGACCGTGATACCGAGGGAGGGATTTGCCTTTTTCCAGACCTCCGGGTCTGTCCAATCCTCGTCAGGCTCTGCGCCGTATATGACCGGATAGAAGGTAGGATCAATCTTTCTGCCGTCCAGAATGTCCTGCGCTTTCTGGTGGACTTCATAGCAGATGGTGTTCGTATCATTTCCGGCAGTGGTGATGAGAAAATACAGCGGCTGCATTCTGGCATCGCCGGAGCCCTTGGTCATAACATCAAAGAGCTTTCGGTTCGGCTGGGTGTGCAGCTCATCAAATACCACGCCGTGGATGTTAAAGCCGTGCTTTGAGTAGGCTTCAGCAGAGAGTACCTGATAGAAGCTGTTGGTCGGCTCATAGATGATCCGCTTCTGGGAGGCCAGTATCTTCACGCGCCGGTTTAGCGCCGGACACATTCTGACCATGTCAGCAGCAACATCAAAAACGATGGTGGCCTGTTGTCGGTCAGCAGCGCAGCCATAGACCTCGGCACGTTCCTCGCCGTCACCGCAGCAGAGCAGAAGTGCAACTGCAGCGGCAAGCTCGGACTTTCCCATCTTTTTCGGGATTTCGATGTAGGCCGTATTGAACTGTCGGTAGCCGTTTTCCTTAATCACGCCGAACAGGTCTCGGATGATTTTTTCCTGCCAGTCGATGAGCTCGAATGGCTTTCCTGCCCACGTTCCCTTGGTATGGCAGAGCTGCTCGATGAAGAGAACAGCGTAGTCTGCCATCTGCTTGCTATAGTGGGAAGTCTCTGCCATGAAGCGGGTCGGCTTATAGTTTTTCGGTTTTCGCATTGGCATGGGTGCCGCCTCCTTTCAGGGCAAAATAAAAGACCGCCAGCCGACGTGTTCGGCATGCGATCCGGTATCAGTACGAGAGAAAGAGCCACGCGGCTCTTGCCTCCCGGAATATTCATTCTCAGGGTTTGGTGCTTAGTTGTAATCTACCAGCAGGATGCTGTAGGCAATCTCTGCTTCCTTGCAGGCGGGCTCCATGTCCCAGCCTCTGTCGTAGTTGCATACGGTCTTGTCGTTGATCTTAAGTGTCAGCTTACTGGTCCTGCCGCCGTTAATGCCATATTCCTCGCTGGGCTCCTCGTAGTGCTTTACCCAGTAGTGGCAGATGGTGTACTTTGTCTTGTCGTTTGCATCCGGGATGCTGATGGTTCCTTCGCTCCACATGGTCTTACGCCTCCTTTACCGTCATCTTGAAAGCCGGGATGAGGGCGTGCTCATCGCTTCCGAAGTGGGTGTAGCGTTCCTTGATCTTTACGATTCCGTCAAGCGTGCAGCCGAGCTCCTCGAACTTTGCGATGGTCTCGATCAGGCTTGAAAAGGTGGAGCTTATGGTGAATTCCTTGACTCCCAGCTTCCTGCAGTCCGCGAGGATCGTCTCGATGTCGTCGTCCCAGATGACCTCGGCGAAGTTCGGCAGGTCGTTTCCGGCTTCCTTGCTGTAAAGGTAGGCCTGTCCGAGCGGCCAGTGGCATCCGATCTCGTCCCATTTCATTCCGGGCTTTGCGTTCTCAATGGCTTCAATTGTGTACTTCATGGTGGTTTCCTCCTTGTTCTGTGTTCCTTTTGGTATGTACATATATCACTCTGAACGCCTTATATAGCAACTCAATTCTCGAAATATATGTGACAATCCTGCGGGAATATCCGGCGGGCAAATTGTGTAGTTTACTCGTCGCCGTGGAGGATGAAGTTCACGTATTCTTTCCGGTGATCCGCAAGGTATAAAACCAGCTCGTAGAAGTCTCTCTCATAGGCCAGTCGCTGCACGGAGTTTACATCAAACATATTTGTAAGGCCGGTATCCCGGATGGCGAGGATCTGTTCCTTTACCTTTTCATCCATTTTAGTTCTCCACCTTTTTTACACGGTCGACGCCGTAGATGACATTCAGGCCGGAGCCGTTATCCCAGTCAACCATAAGGCTGCCGGTATCGTCGACTCCCGTAACGGTTCCCTTGGTGCCGGTAGGCAGAGCCTGCACATCGTCCATCTGCAGGAGCTCCACGCGGGTGCCCGAAGGATACCGGGAACGGAGCGCTGTGAGCTCGTCTTTTGTGATCATTCGCATGTTGCCACCTCCTTCTCCGGAACGCCGTTCTTCCAGCTGGAGTTGCCGGAGAGGTTTTGAAGGAGAATCTTGCGCTCGGCCTTGTACTCGTTTCCGATGAAGCCCAGCCGCAGGAGGAAGCAGCGGAATGCGTATTTCTCATTCTCGACCGGCTTTTCGGTGGAGCTTATCCGTTTTAGATCCTTGCTCATCTTGCAGAGGGCTGCGATGAAGTGGGTGTAGGCCTTGATCGCTTCCGGCTCAGGCGTCTCAGTAAACCAAGGGAAGCTGACCTTGTCCTCCGTGACCTCTATGCCAAGGTCGCGGGTGCCGAGCGCCTTCTTAATCAGGCTGTCCTTGGCGGTGAGGAGGTTTGTGAGGTTTCCGACCGCCACCTTGTCAAGCGGCAGGCTTACCGTAAGGCCGGTGGCCTCGTCCGTATCCTCTGTGGTGGGTTCCTCGTCAGTGCTTTCGACATTCTCGGCCGTTTCAGCGGTGAAGCCGTCCGCGATCAGGCTGTGCATAATCCGCTCCAGTTTATCTGCGTCCTCGCAGGTGACGCCGCCTTCTTTGTCGACCGTGATGTCGCCGATCTCGTATGCACAGGTCGGCATGAACTTGTAGACCGCCTTGTCGCCAGTAAGGTTTGAGATTGCCTTTACCAGCGCTTTTCTGTCGTTTCCGGTTACGTTGTAGTTTGCTTTCATGAGTGTGTCCTCCTTTGAAAATGTGGTTGTTTGCTGTGCCTTTCGGCATGTATATACATCACTCTGAAAGCCTTATTTATCAAGCGATTTCCCTTAATTTTGCGGGGAGAAAATCGCCAAAGAATCCGGGTGGAAATTGTGTACTATACACCCGCTGTAGGACTGGTTTCGACTTCCTTTGCCAGAGCGGTATAGAGGAGCTTTTCGCCGTTCCTTATTACATACACATTCTCTTCATCTCCGGTATCCTCCACATAGCGCCGGAGGATGACAGAGGCGTATTTTGGATCAAGTTCCATCATGTAGCAGATACGGTTCAGCTGCTCGCAGGCCATAAGGGTGGAACCGGAACCGCCGAAGGTATCAATGACCAGAGAGTTCTCCTGCGTGGAGTTCTGGATAGGATAACCCAGAAGATCCAGAGGCTTGCTGGTCGGGTGATCCTTGTTGCGTTTTGGCTTATCGTAGTTCCAGATGGTTGTCTGCTTGCGGTCGGAATACCACGGGTGCTTGCCGTTCTGCAAAAATCCGTAGAGCACCGGCTCATGCTGCCACTGATAATCAGAACGACCGAGTACGAGAGAGTTCTTTACCCAAATGCACACACCGGCGAGGTGGAAGCCCGCGTCAATGAATGCTTTTCTAAAGGTGAGACCTTCGGTATCCGCGTGAAAGCAGTAGGCGGCTCCGCCTTTTTCGAGGTGGTCGGCCATGTTCTTAAAAGCCGCCAGCAGGAATTTATAAAACTCCTCGCCCTTTAAGCTGTCATTCTGGATTGTGAGACCATCCGAGGCTTTGAAGGATACGCCATAGGGCGGATCGGTCAGGACGAGGTTTGCCTTTTTGCCGTCCATGAGCTTTTTCACATCCTCCGGAGAGGTGGCGTCGCCGCACATGACGCGGTGCTTGCCGACTGTCCAGATGTCGCCGGGCTCCACAAAGGAAGCCTTCTCCAAAGCAGCAGTCAGGTCGAAGTCATCATCTGCGATATCCTTTTCATTTCCGGTGCCGAGCAGCTTATCCAGCTCACCGGCATCAAAGCCGAGGAGCGAGAGGTCAAAGGACTGATCCTGCAGGTCGGATAATTCGACCGACAGCATTTCCTCATCCCATCCGGCATTGAGCGCCAGCTGGTTGTCCGCGAGGATATATGCACGCTTCTGAGCTTCTGTCAGGTTTTCTGCAAAGACACAGGGCACGGTTTCATAGCCTTCCTCGCGGGCAGCGGTAATGCGTCCGTGTCCGACGAGGATGTTATAGTCTGCGTCAATGACGGCAGGACTCACAAAGCCGAACTCCCTAAGAGAAGCTCTGAGCTGCGCAATCTGTTCCTTGCTATGCGTTCTTGCATTTCTGGCGTAGGGTACCAGCTTTTCGATAGGTACCTGTTCCAATTTCTGTGTGTTCATTTATCGCATCTCCCTTCTGGCACGGAGCAGGCGCTCCATTACATCATCCTGTGGTGTGTTGCCGTTGTAATCGGTCAGGCAGTTTTCCTTGACGATCTGGTAAATCTGATACCAGAGCTGATTGGTTTGCTTCATATAGTTCTGGGACATGGTCACGAACGGGGAAGCTATCGGATTTCCGCTGGTTGGGTGCTTTGAAAGCATCGAGTAGCGGGAAATCGCGTGTTCACACTGAATCCATCTGGCCACGCTCATAGCGTATTGGTCTATCAGCTGTCGGTTGACGAGCTTCTCGCATTTGAGCGAGGCGAGCCATTCCCATGTCTCCTTGAAAACGTCGGCGGCACAAAGCTCTATGCCGTTCTGTTGCTTTTCGAGCATATAATCACGAGGGTCAGGAGCATCCTCACCTTCGATGTCAGGCGGCTCCGGCAGATCCATTATCTTGAGGGCTCTGCCGCCGGGATTACCTGCGTCGAGCTTTTCCTTTATTCCTTTTGCTGGTCGGCCTTGACCGAACCGTTGACCGCCTCTGGCGGTACCATCCTTAGCCATAAAAATCACTTCCTTATCGTTGAGAGGGTTTATTCCCTCTTTGTTTTCGCTTTTTTTGCGTAAAAGAGGCCGCACCGTTTTCCGGGCAAAAGGTTCGTAGAGATTCTGACCGCCCTACCGGTCGCCGCGCTCGCGGTGTATCTTCTCGTGACACGAACGACAAAGGCTCATGAGATTCGACTCATCATTGCTGCCGCCTTCTGCAAGAGGAATGATGTGGTGGACTTCCTCCACGGCGACGTAGCGTCCTTCCTTTAAGCACTGCTCGCAGAGGGGATGCTTGTGGACGTAACGGTCACGGATTCGTTTCCAAGCTCTGCCGTAGCGTTTGCCGGGAGAGTAGCCGCGCTGGAACTTCTCGTAGTGCTGTTCCATCTGCTTGGCGTGCTCCTCGCAGTAAACACCGTCGGTCAGGTTCGGGCAGCCGGGAAAGCGGCACGGTCTTTTTGGTTTTCTTGGCATAAGCCGCGCCTCCTTTCAGGGCATAAAGAAAGCCCTGCAGGATAATCCCGCAAGGCTTGTGTGCTGCGCGTGCAGCGGTATCTTTATTCTTTTCGCTGATTATATACTATCATAATGGGCGGGTGGACATCTTAGGACAAAGTAGGACATTTCGGGCGCTTTTCAAATTACAATCGGATCGTCCGGGAGTGCGGCATGGATCAGTGCTTTGCCGTGCCAGCGCCGGATCGTCCTCGCGTCAGCACAAAGCTCCACGCCGATCTGCTCCCACGTAAGCCCGTGGATGTAGCGATACTTCAATACCATGCGTTCGTCCGTGTCCGGGACTGCCTCGATGACTTCCCGGATCTGCTTTTTGAGGTCTGAAAGCATCTCAAGCTCACGGGCGATTTTCTGCTCCAGCTCCCAGAGCTTCTCAAGCGTCCGGACAAATGGCGCGTCCGTATTCCTCGATGTTTGCACGCGGTCTTTATCATATTGGATTGCCGACACGCTGCCTGCCATTTCACGTAGGTTTTGTGCTTCCATCGTGTCGGACTTGATTCTCTGATCAAGGCGGTAGGCCTGATGGAGATATTCCTTTACTGTCATAGGCGTTTTGCCTCCTCTCGTAGTTTGTTTATCAGGTACTCGCCATCCACGCTCGTCAAGGTCTTGTACCAGCCGGATCGGAAGAACCGTTCACACTCCATCGCATCCGACATGGCGGCTTTGTTGCTGGGCTTCTTTTTCAGGCGCTTCAGGGCATCCCGGTAGTCCTTTACGGCCTGCAGCACGATTGCGTTGGCGAGATTTTCATAAGGATCAAGCATCACACCACCTCTGCTTTGACGGCATCGATCAGTGCGGCCTGCGTCATTTCCTTTTTGACCAGTGCTTTCATGATCCTCTCGTCGATGGTGCCCTTAGTGATGATGTGCTGGATCACCACAGTCCGGGATTCTTGGCCTTGCCTCCAGAGGCGGGCGTTCGTCTGCTGATATAGCTCCAGCGACCATGTGAGGCCGAACCACACAAGGGTGGAGCCTCCGGACTGAAGGTTGAGGCCATGACCGGCAGAGGCCGGATGGATGACTGCTACAGGAATCTTTCCCGCATTCCAGTCAGCGATATCTTGGCTTGTCTTGATCTCCCGGACATTGAAACGGTTCTTAATACGGGAGAGGTCATGCCGGAACCAGTAGGCCACCAGCAGCGGCTTTTCGTTAGCGGCCTCGATAATATCCTCCAGAGCGTCCAGCTTCCGGTCGTGGAAGGAGATGATCTCGCCGGTATCGGCATAAATGGCACCGTTTGCCAGCTGGCAGAGCTTACCGGTCAGGGATGCTGCATTGGCTGCGGTTACTTCACCGTCAGGGAGCTGCAGGATGAATTCCTGCTTCAGATCCTCATACCGGTCACGCTCGGACTCGGATAATTGCACCTCATAGGCCGTAGAAACCAACTCCGGCATCTTCAGGTGGTCGGTGGATTTCATGGAAATCGTGATATCCGAAATTTTCCGGTAAATGGCATCCTCTGCATAAGGCATTGGTTTGTAGGAGTAGATGATTTCGCCGTTACGCTTGTCCGGCATGAAGTAATTTGTCCGGTACTGCGTGATAAAGCGTCCAAGGCGCTCACCCATATCCAGAACCTTGAACTCTGCCCACAGATCCATGAGACCGTTGGAAGAAGGGGTGCCGGTGAGCCCGATAATTCGATGGAGCTTCGGTCTTACCTTCATCAGGGACTTGAAGCGCTTGGATTTGTGATTTTTGAAGGATGACAGCTCGTCGATGATCACCATATCGAAGTCGAAGGGAATGCCGGAGCTGTCAATGAGCCACTGCAGGTTTTCGCGGTTGATGATCGTGATATCTGCTCTCTGCATAAGTGCAGCTTTTCGCTCCTTCGGTGTCCCGACTGCGACCGCATAGGTCAGACCGCTAAGGTGCTGCCATTTCTGAATCTCCGCAGGCCAAGTATCTCGTGCGACTCTTAAGGGAGCCACTACAAGCACGCGCCGTACTTCGAAGCTGTCAAACAGCAGGTCATATACGGCAGAAAGAGTAATCACTGTTTTGCCCTCAACCTAAGCCCATATCAAGCAGGACAGCAGCTACGGGATTCTTCTCGATGTAAGAAATCGCGTATTTCTGATAATCATGCGGTATGAACTTCATTCGGCATCACCTCCCTTCGTTATGTTTGCTAACATTTCGGTTATCTGCTCCGGGTCGTCGATAACGTAGACCGCAAATCCCAACTTCCGAAGGAGCCGGTGTCTTGCCACCTGCAGCGGTCGTGGTTTCTTGCCCGGAGCCTTTAATTCTGCAAAAGCCATGACTCCACCCGGAAGAAGGATCAACCTGTCTGGCATACCGTCGAATCCGGGAGAGACCAGCTTCGGCGCGATGCCGCCGGTGGCCTTCACAGCCTTTACAAGTTTCTGTTCAGTCTCTTTTTCTCGCATAGGCTTCACCTCACTCGGTCGGCATGGAGTAGCCGTCGTCAGCGATGTGCTTGAATATTTCCTCCAGTACTTCCTGTGCACGTTCCTTAGACGCATACTTCCCAAGGTCGACCTGAACTCTTGTATTACCTCTGCTGGTTCCGGTTTCCCGCACAGCGACAAGAGTGATGCCATCGGTATCCTTTTTCATCGCAATGCGATCAAATGTGTTGATATTGGTAATCTGATAGTGGTTTTGATTCATAATCCACATAGTGTTTTCCTCCTATTAGTGACCAGTGGATACCACTCGAAAATCAAAGTGGTCACCCGCTGAACCGTTGATTTTATTGGGTTTTCTTTATATAGGTGACCAGTGACCAGTATTCCAATATTTCGTATAGGGGCTTTTTTCTTACCAATTCCAGAAATAATTCCCTATATATTTTTTGGTGTGTGTGAAAATCAGTGGTCACGTGGTCACCCTCGCTTCTAATTGAGAAAATCTTCATCGTCGTCTTCATTCCTGAAGTCATCTGTATCCGGCTCCACTGAGAGCTTGGCGCATATAACGCGGACTCCCACGCCGAGAATCTTCTTCCGGCATTGGCTCCGGAGCACGCCGCGCTCCTCAAAAACATAGATGTGGTCGTTGTCACGAAAGCCTCTGATGCATTTGGTATAGGAAAATCCTGCCTTCTCCAAGGCTTCCCGCAGCACAGACGCAATGATGTACACGCGGTCAGGCTCGATCTTTCCGTAGCAGGGTTTTGAGGTTGCATCGAAACAGGCTCTGTTCTCCGCCACCCAGCCTTCCACGAAATGCCATGCCCGCTCGATGCTGTCCTCCTTCTCCATCGTTTTGCAGTTGGAAAGCAGCTCAAGACCAAGGGATATGGCTTCGGCATGTGCTTCATCCTCATCAAGGCCGAACACGGCAAGGGAGGAATACTCATCTGCCAGCGCAAGGGCGGCAATGTTGTCCAGATGCACACCGGGCTCTCCGGCAAATTTCGCTTTGAGCTCGTCCCGCAGCGTTGTGAAATCCTTTTCTGCCTTGTCAGGGTCGGGCAGGACGTTATCGATCAGCCAACCGATATACTGTTTCCCGGCAAAGCCATAGTTGCTCTCACTGATCTGATGCACCTTCTTGCCAAACTCCGAGCCATCAACCGGCTGACCGTAGATTTCCAGAACACGGGTATTCACGCCGTCCATAGAGGTTTCATTGGAGATCGGCTGTTCGCCGGTGCTGATGATGGAGTTCTGCCATGTGGGCACATCCTGCAGACCGCCGTTCTTGGCACCGCGGGTCCTGCCATAGCCGTTTCCGAGGGAGTAGACCACATAGGAAGATGAGAGCCTGCGTTCGTTTAAGACCTGCAGCTCATCAAGGCCGAGTGGCAGATGCTTTAAGGTTCCTGCACGACGCTCCATGCCGACAGCCGTGGAGTTGAAATTGCCCATCAGCTTCATCGGGTCTCCGTATACGGACAGGGCAAACTTCAGTGCCGCCGTTTTGCCGCTTCCGGAGGAGTACCAGACGTGCAGGATAATGATGCGGTGCTTCATAATTTTCAGAAGCGGTGATACAAACGATGCCGCAAGAATGGCTCTGGCGACCGGCGACTTCCTGATTTCCTCTGCGGTTTCAAGCCACAGGTCATAATCGCCGGATTCCCTGAGTGCTGCGATAATGCCATCCGCGTCGTCGCCCTCGTAGACGATCTTGCTTTTTGTCACATACGGATAGAATTCCTTCTCCACCCAGCCGATGCGGTCGATGCTGCGTACAAACGGAATCGTTTTCTGGTTTGCGGTCTCATAGGCAGTGAAGTATTTCACCATCTCGTCTGAGTTGTCGGAGGAGACCAGAAGGCCGCTGTCTGCATAGCGCAGCAGGGTGTTCTTGTTAAAGATCCCGGATCTGGGCGCACGCAGGGTCTTCCAGCGCTTGTTGCGGAAGAAGGCAAGCTCCGTCATTTCCTGACCGGTGTCGATGTTTTCCAGTCTTGATGTAATGACGACCGGCTCTCCGCATAAGGTGACCGTCACCGGCTCTCCGTTATAGGTCATGGTGGTCGTGATGCCGTCCTCCAAGGACAGCTTGTATCCCGGAGGCTCCACAGCGCCACGCAGGCTGATGCCGGAGAGGTTGATGACCGTGGGTTCGACGCCGAACTCCGGCTGCGCGCGCATTTCTGACTCGTGCTTGACTGCTTTTTCAAAGTCCCTCGTGCCGACGCCGGTTTTCTTGATCATGAGCTTCAGGCGGCCATAAGCAGCAGGATCATTGTCTGCCGCCCACGACGCGAGCTTCAGCGTATACTGGTCAAAGACATCCTCGGCCTTCATGGAATCGGAAGAGAGCAGGTTTTCCATCTGTTCCTTCAGGCTGTAAAGCGAATGAACGACCGGAGCCTTTACGCCGCAGCCTTCCTCCGGGCAGGCAAAGCCCAGACGCTCACGGATGTATTTGCAGGTGCAGGGCTTGTTGGCCTTGACGGACTGAGCGATCTTTCTGTCGGTCTCCTCCGGAGAGTAGCCGGTATAAAGAGAGCTCCACTCGTGGAACTTATCCGCGCCATCAGGCGTGAGTGCGATATTGGAGCAGGCCGCTTTCCATTCCGGTTCGGTAACACTGTCCGGATTATCACGGAGCTTCTGGATAAACGGGCAGCGTTCCATAATGCGGTCAGCGCTTCCGACAGCTCTTGGATCAGCCTTGAACGGCTCCGTCCTGACAGGTTCCGGTGCTTTGTAGTAGGCGCTGAAGTCGTCAAGGGAATAGAACGTATCCGTAAAGTCGATCACATGGCACGGCACAGGCGCATCCAGCTTATGGTTCAGGCTGCCCGGTGCGCGGAACATATGCGAGATGGAGAAAACGTTGTCGAGCCTCCAGCCTTTTTCGGAAAACTGCGAGGCAAGGTATCTGCCAAAGCCCTCCGTGGTTCCCTTGGCCATCTGCATAGCGGCTTCATCGGTGATCTGGTAGGGCGTTTCAAAAATGTAATAGGCATAGATGCCGTAGCCGGAGTCATCGAGACGGGTCGGCTTTATCGGCAGGCTGTTTAAAATCTCGATGACGCTGTCCTTATCCGGAGGGAGCTCCTTTTCCTTATGCGCCTCGCCGAACACGTCGCAGTCAGCGACTATGGCAAAGAGCTGGTTGACATCGTCGTCTCCGCCACGGGCTCCGTCCGGAAGGTCATCGCCGCGAGGGTTGACACTGATATATACATTTGTGCTTTTACCGAGCTCGACGACCTTGCGGTACATCCCCTCCGCATCGGTCGTGCGGAACCGGTAGTTTTTCTTTTCAGGCAGAGCGGTGAGGACAACGGTGCCATCGCCGCATCTGCTGAAAAGATCGTAGGATTCTCTGTCATTCATTCAGTCGTACACCTCCTGCGATTCCTCTTCGAGCACCTTCACGATGAACTTCAGTGCACGGATCATGGTTTCCAGCTCGCAGTCGCCGCCGAGGGTGACCTCAAAGCCGTCACAGCCATAACGGGAAGGGATAGGCTTGATCTCCATATCCGTGCTGGCCTCGTCCTGAATGCGAAAATAGGTGCGGCTGCCATGACCGGAGTCGCCTCCCTGATAGCCGTTGGTACCGGCCTCGACCTGCAGGATATTGCAGCTCACCACGTCGCGGGTATAGGTTGTAATTTCGGTGCCGTCTTCCAGCTTTCTGCGTTTTTCTGTTACTTCATACATGGTGTTAGACCTCCTGACATTCTTCTGTGAAATAGCGCAAGCGGTAGTCCTTCCACTTGGCGCGGTTGATTTCTGCTTCCATACCGGATGAGATGCGGCTGCCGAATACCCAGACCTCTGCGCACTTGCTCATGAGGGCGTTCCCGAAGAATAGTCCCAGCTCACGTTCTGCCGGGTTGTCATCGTCAAGGAACTGCGGAAACAGCAGGTGCGGTGCGATGGGGATATATCCCTTGTCCACGGCAAAGCGGCTGTAGCGTCTGGCATTAGCCACATTTGTTTCCACATCTCCGGAAAACGGAGAGCAGATGTAGACGATAGGCCGGAAAGCGCGAAGAGACTGTCTCTCATTAGCAAGAATCCGGGAGAGAGCTTCTCCTGCCGTAGGATCGGCATAACCTTCACTGTTTCGATAATCGTTACTCAAACCAGAGTCCTCCTTTCCGGGCAGACTTAAGGCGTCCGCCTCCAATTTCCACTGGAGATGAACGCCTGATTTGAGCGGACGATTTTTAATCTTTTTTGTAGAAGGGTGTGACGTAGCCGTCGGCGCGGAGCTTCAGGCCTTTTGCCCACGGCGGAGTCCTGCCCATCTGTTCACAAAGAGCATCAAGGGAGACGCGAGGATCAGCCTCAATGACCAGCTCGTCGTGGATGTGCATGACAATATCGGAGCAGCGGAGCGTCTTCATGGCGTAGCAGAGAATATCGCGGGAGGTCGCCTGCACGATGTTTTCCACAAATTTCGGGCCGTATGAGTCGAGCCGTTCCCATTTCTTTGTGGCTCCGACACCTTCATAAGTAATACACTCGCCGCCGAATTTGTTAGTGCCGACCTTCGGCTTCACATAAGCGAGGTTCCTGCCGGAGGGAAGCGTGATAAAGAGCATCCCGGAGCGGCAGGAGAAGGTAAGCCCGTAGCAGGAACTTGTCTGCTTGTATTTCACGGCCTGCATGACTGCACGGTCGATGTCCCACCAGAATTTCACGATATGGGGATTCGTCTGCCGCCAAGCCTGCACCAGCGGAGGAAGCTCATCTTCGGTCAAGCCCATCTCGATAGCTCCCATAGCTTTAAGGGCACCGACCGAGCCGCCGTAGCCGAGTGCGAGTTCCGCGATCTTACCTTTCTGGCGGAGGTGGCCGTTTACGCCATGCTTCTCGACCGGGACATGGAACATTTGTGAGGCCGAGGCGCAGTAGATGTCGCCGCCGTCCGCGAATACCTTCTGCCGCCATGTTTCACCGGCATACCAAGCGATGACGCGGGCTTCTATTGCGGAGAAGTCGGAAACATAGAACTGCGTGCCGTCCTTCGGGATGAATGCCGTGCGGATAAGCTGTGACAGAGTGTCTGGCACATCCTCATACAGGAGCTTTACGGCATCGAAGTCACCGGATTTCACAAGGGCGCGGGCATCGGCCAGATCCGGCAGGTGGTTTTGCGGGAGGTTTTGTAATTGGATTAGCCTCCCTGCCCAGCGACCAGTGCGGCTCGCTCCGTAGAACATGAACATGCCGCGAGCCCTGCCGTCGTCACAGACCGCACGTTCCATCGTCTGATATTTCTTGACGGATGATTTGGCAAGCTGCTGACGGAGCTCCAGTACGTTCTGCAATTCCGGAGGAGCGGTTTTGATAAGCTCTGCCACGACCTTTTTACCAAGGCTGTCGGTTTCGAGGCCGTTGCCGGAGAGCCACTGTTTCATTTGCTGGACGCTGTTCGGGTTATCAAGGTCGGTGATTTCCTTCATGGCGGCAGTCAGCTCTTTGCGGGAGCGGGTATCCATCTCGATGGCTTCCTTCACCAGATCCATATCAAGCTTCACGCCACGGTCATTGATTTCCTGATCGATGTGATACTCGTCCCAGACCGAATCCGGTACTGGGTAATTGGTAAGCCGCTGCTGGATCGCCATTTCGACCTCCACGTCACGTTTGTTATATGCCTTAAAGACAGACCACTTTTCCGGATCGTCAGAGGGCAGGTTACGGGTGCGGCCACCATTGGACTTTGTGGGAGCGCAGGGCACGGAGAAGTATTTGATGAGCGCCTTGCCCTCGTCCATCTTCTGATCGTCGAGTTTTAATACTGCGCCGACACCTTTTAAGGACAGAGGAAGTCCCAGCGTAGCCGCCCAGACCATAGAGCAGCGCCAGCTTTCTGGATTCAGGAACCGGGCGCACTCCTGCGAAAGCGGGTGGTTATCGTGGAAGGGGTCAAGGCTGATGCCACGGTCTGAAAGATAGCGAGACAGGCATACACGTTCAAACGCGACATTAAATCCCCACTTTATAACCGAATCGTCCGTCAAGGCAGACAGGACATCTTCCGGTATCTGTTCTCCTTGAGTCAGATCCACAACATGGACTTCGCCGCCATCAACTGCATAACCGAACAGCAGAATCTCGAAATTTGGAGACTCCGCGTACTTATATAAGCCACACTTGGCAAGGTCGACATCACTGAACGTTTCAAGATCGATTGAGAGCTTCTGTATTTTCTCTTGATTCATAGTATTTTCACCTCAATTCAAACAAGCGGCAGAGAATGTATCCCTGCCGCCTGCCGTTTCTGATTTACTCTAAGGACTTCATGCGCTTCTCATGGTACTCATCGTCCTGTGCGGCCTTTTTCTCCTCGCGTTTCTCACGCTTGAAGTCATTGATCACCGTCTGGATGGCGACCACTGCCCATGCGATCACTACGACGCAGAAGCAGGCGATCAGGATGTTGCAGAGAAGGGATGAAATCATAACTGTGCTTTCCATTGGTTGTCACTCCTTTCTTTAATCCAGAAAATCATCTTCGTCATCGGTAGCGAAGTCGGACTCAGCACTGGCCTTGCCGCCGAGAGGCTCACCGTCACGGATTTTCTGCAGGTTGTTGAGCCCGCAGGCGATTCCCTTGTTGCCAGAGCTGTTGAATGCGTAGAACGTGATGCTGGCGCGGCCATACACACCGGAGTACACCTCGGAACGGGTGAGGATCGGGTTCAGGTCTGCATCCACGATGCCGGGAGCAGAGGTAGCGTTGGCATTGATGAAATAGGCGTTCTTGTAGGCCTCGTCGTCCGGGCGCTCTGCATCGCCGTCACGGAGAGGTGTCTTCAGAACGGAAAGAGCCGGTACGGACTTGCCGTTGCCCTTGAGCTTGGCCTCGCCCTCCTTATAGGCAGCTTCGATGGCGGCCTTGATCTTGGCGAGGGTCTTGGTGTCGGACTTCGGGATGATGAGGCTCACGCTGTACTTAGGTGTGCCTCCGTTGATGGACTTCGGCTCCCACACGTTGCAGTAGCTCCAACGAGTGTCAACACCGGTGATAACCTTCATAGGATTGTTGATTCTTACATTCTTGTTCATTTAGTTTTCCTCCATAAAATCATTTTTGGCTGTGTTCATGGCCGGACGCTTATCGGACTCCGGCACAAGAGTGGGTTTGCCCTGCGGCTTTTCGATATAGGCCGTCAGGAGTTCATCAAAACGGGACTTGCCGAGCAGCTTCTGCATGGCGGTGATGCCCAGCAGCTTCTTCTCATACGGGTCAAAGCCCGCTTTCTCGACCGTATCGATAACTGCGGCCTCGTTGTTGTATCTACGATTGCTGCGTCCTTCGACGAGCTTGAAGCCAGACCATTCCTTACCGGAGAGAGCCTGCTGCAGGGCATATTCCTTGATGTCGGAAGCCCAGCTGACCAGCTCGTCTACCTTGCCGAGGATGACCTCGATCTCAGTGTCCGTAAGCAGTGGCGGGAGCTTGAAATCATGCTGCGCGAGCTTCAGGTTGGCCTCAGCTCTGGCGCGACATTCATTCTTGGCTTTGCAGAAGCCGCACCACTCGCCACACAGGAAGTTCCCGTCACCGGCAAAGGCCAGCTCTGCGGTGGGCTTCAAGACCACATCTGCCCAGCGGTACAGGTCGTCCTTGCTGATCTCGTAGGTACTGACGTTCTGGCGTCTCGGCTGGTAGATCGTCATGGAAACCTGATCGATGTCGTAAATATCATCGAAAAGCTCCAAGCTGCCCAGCGCGTAGCATTTCATTTGCGGATTCTCCTCTGCGGAGACTAAGACGCCAAGGCCGTGCTTGTAGTCAATTACCCGGAGCGTGCCGTCCGCGATGATGATGCAGTCGGCGGTGCCGAAGCCCTGTTCTACCCAGCGGGAGAAGTCCACACGCTGTTCGATAAGGACTACCGGATCAGTACAGTTTTCCTTGGCGGCCTCGACCTGCTCCAGCACATACTCTGCATAGCCGCTGGTGCAGTCCTCCATCTCCTCGGAATACCATGTGAGGTTTTCGGTCGGGTCTTCTGCAGGAATTCCCAGTGCTGTCTTGAGCTTGTACTCGCCAAGAGCATGAGCATCGGTACCTTCTGCAGCGTAGTCACTTCCTTTATCTTCATAGGTTTCACAGAGCCTTGCTGAAGGCGGGCAGTGGAGCCAGCGGTCGGAACTTGATGCGGAGAGGATCGCGTGCTGTTTAGCTGCCATTTCCGATTACCTCCGCGTCCTTGAGCAGGGCTTCGTAGTTTGCCGGATCTACGGCAGAGAGCTTTGCGGCTCCGTATTTCTGGAGCAGTTCTCTGACTTCTGCGGTGTGGCCTGCGCGGGAGAGGTTAGCAAGAACAGGTCTCACATCCTCAAGCTTCAGTTCCGGTTTTTCTTCCTTCTTAGCAGCACTTTTTGAAATCTGCTGCTTAGGTTCATCCTGACCGGAAAACTGCTGGTAGAGCCAGTCGGCTGCGGCATTAATAGAAGCAGCAGCGGTGCGGAGCTCTTCGATGGTCTGTGCCATTTCTGCCATCTTTGACATTCTCTTCTCCTCCTTCCTCGGATTTGCTTGCGGCAAGGATAGAGAGGTTCCTTGCCAGTCTGGCGGATACGTGACTGATGGAATTCAGGAGCTTGATCTCCTCGTTCACGTTACCGCCGGTGTCTGCGTAACTGCGGTACATCTGTGTTCACCTCACTTTCTGAAGGCCTGTGTTCTCTTGCCTTCACCTTCCACTGGAGATGAACTGCCGATTTGAGCGGAGGATTTTATAAAAAAGTTTTCCGGCCACCATCCGAGAGTGGACAGTGACCGGAAAGGGTGTGGTGTTTACTTGTTCTCGATCCTATGAAGCTCTGTGCAAACACGCTTCATCTGGTCGGCAAAGGTACGCTGCTTACGACCGAGCGCCTCTGCGATCTTGCGGTCTGAAATCTTCGGATTGTCGAGGCGCATCTGGATGATATGGTCGGCATCGAGATCAAGCTCGCGGAAACGGGCGATGAGGCGCTTCAGCAGATCGCGGTCAGCATAGATGTCTTCTATAGAAGGTTTGCTGTCCGGAACATAATCGCCAAGAGTGCCCTCGCCGTCAGGGAGCGGATCGTCAAGGGATATGGTGTCGGGAGCATGGTACTCGCACAGATCACACTGCACATCGCATTTCCAAAGGTAATGCTTCGGGCACATGCACCTGCCGTGATTCTGTTCACGGTTGCGGATGCGCCAGATCTCCGGGTAGAGAGAGCGGTACTGCTCCTCGGTGATAGGGGTGAGCGTGACCTTGAAGGGGTTCTCCGGGTCACGAAGTGGAAAGTAACGCTGGTTGTCTTTGTTTTGCATGAGATTTCCTCCATTCGATTTGCATGGAATGGAGAAAACCTCGTAGGCAGCCGCCAGATGGCAATAGAAACCTAACCGCAGTCCTTATGGAGTCCTCTCCATTCCGGTCTGCAGCTTCCCGCTCAATAGGCAGCTGTCTGTGTTCAGTTGTACCGTCATTTACTGTTGAGCCATCGGTGATCAGTCGATGCAGTATTTGACGGGCTTATATCACGCCGCTTTCGCAAAGATATCAACGCCACAGAAAATTTACTTTTGCGAACGCCAAATAATATTGATTATTGCGAAACATCGTGATACAATATGTAGTGTCCGCCTATGGCTACATTTTTCAGTGCCTTCTCGGCCTCGCTACATCTAAAAGTCTAAGGGAAACGAGGCGAGAAGTATTTGATGTGGAATTCGAGTCAAATTCGAGTGGATTTCGAATTAGAAAGGAGAGATCGCAGTGACAGAGCTTTGTTTCGCTGAATTTGCCAAATGCTTACAAAACGCTATGCAGCCGCCCAATGATGACAAGGATGTTGTTGAGCTTTTATTAGGCTGGATTACGGATATGCCAAGCGTGGTGGACAAAAAAGGCAATCCGATTCATCTGGCACCGTCACTGATCAGCGATCTTCTTAACCGGAAAGTAGATGTCCCGAAGGCGATAAAGAATGCCTGCACGACTCGAAAAATGATTACTGAGGCAAAGAAGCATTGCGCAGACATGGTGATCCCTTATCTAAATCCTGTGGTAAGTGACGACATGTTTGAGGCTATGGGTAGGGCGGTTGAGGACGATGAAATAATTGCAGCTAAAAAGAAAAAGGAACTGGCCACGTTTCTCGAAAATGAGAAAGAGGCCGAGTTCCTTGGTCAGTTGCTGACATACGTTATAAACAGAGAGAACAGGATATCGAATACGCCAGTGGTGAGCGAAGATATACCATTGCTGGCTGAGGCTGATTATGAGTGCCCAATATGCCATGCTCCGCTTGTAGAATATGTTAAGAACACACCGGTGAAAAAGTATGAGGTTGTGAACATATTCCCCAGCGATATTTCTGGATGCGCATCCGAGTTTGCGCTGATACCGAGACCGAAGCGTATAGATGCTCCAGCAAATAGAATCGCTTTGTGCCGTGACCATGCTGAGGAATATGAGATCGAGCCCACGTCGGAGGATTATGCCCAGCTCCGAGAAATGAAGGATCGGTTGTCGGCAGCATATTCTTTGCGAGTAGATATTAACGACGCTGCTCTCGAAGACGAAATTCAAAGTGTGCTGTATGGCTTGGCGGGTATAACCGACGATACAGAGCTGGAGGAGCTCCCATTGGATGCATTGCGGTTAGACCAGAAAATTCTTCCGGAGAACCACCTATTGAAGAATGATGAGATGACTCGTGTCCTTCGCTATTACAATTATATCGATGAGCTGTTCTCAGCTATGGACAGAGATGGAACGGGTGATTTTGATTTAATTGCTTCTGAAGTTGAAACGACATATAAGAAACTGGATAACGGTCAGCTTTCTCAAGACGAAATCGTAAATGCGCTGGCGGAGTGGATCAAAAACAAATCAGGCGTAGGTAGTAAAAATATGCGAGCATGCCACATTGTAGTCGCGTATTTTATACAGAACTGTGAGGTGTTCCGTGAAATTTCCAAGTAAGGTGACGCCTTATCAGGCGAGCATATTAGCAAAGTTTCCAATGGTGTTAAGCTACTTGGAGAATGAGGACTTAAGACCGGATGAGTTGTATAAAAAAGTGAAATCCAAGGTCTCAGATGTCGGTGAGTTCTTAGAGATTCTGGACTGCCTTTACGCTTTGGGAAAGATAGAACTATTTGAGGAAGGAGGTATGCTGCACTATGTTGGTTGAAGTAATGTGTGATGAGTTCAAAGATCATGGAAAGCCACGTGGACGCATATCTCTCAAGCCGGGATTGAATACCGTAATGGGAAGCGCCTCCGGCTCGAACTCTATTGGCAAGTCTACATTCCTTATGGTTATCGACTTCATATTTGGTGGAGATGACTATGTGGAGAAATTGACCGATGTACAGACTGAGGTCGGAGAACATAGAATCTGTTTCGCATTCGAATTTCCTGATGGAAAACATTATTTTTACCGCTCCAATGTGGACTATAAAAATGTCCAGAAGTGCGATAAGGATTATCAGCCGGTAGAAGGTGGTCTGATTTCTTTAAATCAATACCTGTTGTTTTTACAGACTCACTACGATATGGATCTGGCTGGTCTTACTTTCAGGAATGCTATTGGCAGATCCATGCGAGTATATAAAAGAGAAACGCTTGACGAGGAACATCCGCTGCATCAGGCAAAACAGGAGACGGCAAAGTCTGCGATAGAGGGCTTGTTGAAACTGACTGATTTATACTCTGGCATTGAAGCGCAGTCCAAAATCACGACTGAAGCCAAGGATAAATACACGACATTTAAGAAGGCACAAAAATACCAGTATATTCCGTTTGTTACGAAACAATCTGATTACGATAAGAATGAGACTCGTATCGCGGAACTTACCGAGCAGGCGGAGGAGCTGGCAAGGAAGAGCTCAGGCGGATTATTAGACTTGAATTCGATGCAGGCAGAGCAGCTTTCAATCCTGCAAGGAAAACTATCGAATTTTAAGAGGCAAAGATCCCGCCTGCTTTCTCAGCTAAGAGCAATTCGTGTTGACAGAGATCTGGGTAAGAAGGGATTTAAGCGCAATTACGATGACCTTCTTCGCTTTTTCCCGGAGGTCGATCTTCAGCGGATAGAAGCCATCGAAGGATTCCACAAGCAGCTGGCCGGGATCTTAAAGAAGGAGTTTTCCGAGACAGAAGAAAATATGCAGGCCGCGCTTGATTTGATCGAAGCGGAAATGAAGCAGATTGAGGCTGACATTTCTCAAATGGCCAAGACGACTGATTTGTCGAAGGTGGTACTTGAGCAGTATGCCGCGATAGACAAGGAGCTGAAAACACTCCGGGCGGCTAATGAGAATTATATGAAGACAACACAGCTTTCTGAAGTCGCTAAGGCATATGAAGCCGAGTTGAATCGGCTCGTCGTTGAGCAGATAGCAATCATGCAGCAGGAAATAAATTCTGAGATGTTTGATATCAACAATACGATATATTCCGGTAAAAAGACCGCTCCTACTCTTACGATTACGGATGCATCTCACTATATATTCTTCACACCGAAAGACGGAGGAACCGGAGCGCAGTACAAGGGCTTGGTCGTGTTCGACTTGGCTATGCTGACACTTACAAGGTTACCGGCCATTGCTCATGACTCTGTAATGTTGAAGCATATCGAGGACGATGCGATTGAGAAAATTTTGGAATTATATGCGGGTACATCGAAGCAGGTTTTTATTGCTATGGATAAAGAAGGATCGTACACAAAGAAATCGCAGGAAATTATGGAAGCAAGCAAAGTCCTGCAGCTGAGTCCCGGCGAGGGAGCACTGTTTGGACGCACTTGGAATGATGTGGAGGTAGATCAATAACTGATGAAGACAACACAGGAGGCAGTTATGCGTTTTAGTTACAATAAACTTTTTAAGTTGCTGATCGATAAGGGTATAAAGAAAAAGGAGCTCTGCGAGATGGCTGAGATAAGCGCTACATCGATAGCGAAACTTGGTCACGGAGGCAATGTCAATTCTGAGGTCTTGCTGAAGATCTGTAACGCACTGAATTGTGATGTCGGCGACATCATGGAATTTGTGCGTGACGACCCCGAAGAAGAAACTGACAAAGATTGAAAAGCGAGGTAAAAGCAATGGCTAAAGCAGATAACAAAAAGCCCGTCAGCATGGAGGAATCCCTCTGGCGCTCGGCGGATAAACTGCGCGGTTCAGTAGAACCGTCAGAATATAAGCATGTGGTACTCAGCCTGATATTCCTGAAATACGCAAGCGACCGGTTTGAGGAGCAGCGCAGGAAGATTATCGCTGATGGACATGAGAAGTTCGTGGACATGAAGGCGTTCTATACGCAGGATAATGTCTTCTATCTCCCGGAGGAAACACGCTGGTCGTATATCATGGAACATGCCAAGCAGAATGATATTGCTCTGCTGATTGATACTGCGCTTTATACGATTGAGAAGAACAACGAGCAGCTGAAGGGAGCACTTCCGGACAACTACTATTCCAGACTGAATCTGGACACCTCGAAGCTTGCTTCTTTGCTGGATGTTATTGACGGTATCGAGCTGACCGCCGACAAGGAGCAGGATGTCATCGGAAGGGTCTATGAGTATTTTCTCAGCAAATTTGCCTTGAAGGAAGGTAAAGGCAAGGGAGAATTCTATACGCCGAAGTCCATCGTCAACCTAATCGCGGAGCTGCTTGAGCCTTATTCGGGCATCCTCTATGATCCCTGTTGCGGTTCTGGGGGCATGTTCGTACAGTCTATACGATTTGTCGAGGCGCACGCCGGAAACAAGAAGAACGTGTCCATCTACGGACAGGAACTGACTAATACGACATATAAGCTGGCAAAGATGAATCTTGCCATCCGTGGCATTGCCGCGAATCTTGGCGAGCAGGCTGCTGATACATTTATGAACGATCAACACAAAGATCTGAAGGCAGACTTCATCATGGCCAATCCGCCCTTCAATCAGAAGGCATGGCGTGCAGAAAGCGAGCTGACCGATGATCCACGCTGGGAAGGCTACGATGTTCCACCGACGAGTAATGCGAACTACGGCTGGATTCTGAATATCGTATCGAAGCTGTCGCAGAACGGCATAGCCGGATTTCTCTTGGCAAACGGGGCGCTTTCAGATAGTGGTACTGAGCTTTCTATCCGGCAGCGGCTCATTGAAAATAATCTGGTTGAGGCCATTATCATCTTGCCGAGGAACCTGTTTTATACAACAGATATCAGTGTGACGCTATGGGTTCTGAACAAGAATAAGAAGGCACGCACCGTAGAGCAAAACGGCAAATTGAAGAAATACAGAAACCGTGAAAGAGAGATTCTCTTCATGGATCTTCGTCAGATGGGCAGTCCGTATGAAAAGAAGTATATCGAGCTGACTGAGGAAGATAGGAAAAAGGTCGCCGCTGTATTCCATGCATGGCAGCAGGAGGGATACGAAGAAAACTATCAGAATATCCCAGAGTTCTGCTACAGCGCATCCTATGATGAGGTGAAAGAAAAAGGATTCACGCTTGTTCCGAGCCGGTACATTGAGTTTGTGAATCGCGACGAGAATATAGACTTTGATTCAAAAATGTCCCAGCTACAGATGGAGCTCACCGATCTCCTGAAGCAGGAGGAAGAATCAAAGAAGGATTTGCTGGGCGTGTTTAAGGAGCTGGGCTATGAGATCAAATTATAAGCAGCTTGGAGAGTTCATCCGGCAGGTTGATGTGAGAAACACAGAAGGGAAAGAAGAAAATCTTCTGGGTGTATCGGTTCAGAAACTGTTTATTCCTTCTATCGCTAATACTGTCGGGACTGACTTCAGCAAATATAAGGTTGTTAAGCGCGGGCAGTTTACCTACATCCCGGATACCTCGCGCCGAGGTGACAAGATTGGTATCGCTTTGCTGGAAGACTATGATGAAGGCCTTGTCAGTAATGTATATACGGTTTTTGAAGTTGTCGATACGCACAAGCTGATCCCGGAGTATCTCATGCTATGGTTCAGCCGACCGGAATTTGACCGGTATGCAAGATATAAATCCCACGGCAGTGTCAGGGAGGTTCTTGACTGGGATGAGATGTGCAAGGTGGAACTTCCGGTTCCGTCTTATGAAGAACAATTAGAGATTGTAAAGAACTACCGGACAATCTCGGAAAGGATCGTATTAAAACAGAAGATAAATGATAATTTAGCGGCTTGATAGAATTGCGGTAATTGTCTCTTGCAATTGTTTAAGCAACTCAATCTCCTCAGTATGTGTTTTCATCTGTTCAAGAGCCAATGAACCGACCTGTTCAAACGCTTCGAGTGATTCTTTTGTCGGCTTTTGCATTGGGAATGAAGCCAGTTCTTCGCCAGACACACGTTGTCTGCCGCTTGAACCATTCATAAATTGCAACGCAAAAGTCACGAACTTAGAATTTCGTATGAGGAAGTAATAAAAGCACGACGGCATATCATCCTTTGACGCAAAGACTATGTACTCAGTAGAGCCAAAAGCAACTTCTCCGTCATTAAGAATGTTTATGTATGCAGCTTTTCCGTTTTCCAGACAAGGTGTAATTCGTGCAATAAGGGTGTCGCCATTTTTGAAGCGAACACCACCGTTATATGGTTTTATTGTATCTCCTGTCGGGATACAGCCGTTAGTCGGCAAGGTTGCCATATCAAAGCAACGAGCCATTTGACCTTTGGAAAGTTGGCGAACAGGATTAACTGTGGCAATATCAGCTAAAGTGCAATCGTTCTCAGTACCGCAGAAGAAAAGATTGTCAAAATACGCTTGTGCCGTCGCTTCTAAATTATCATTTAGCTGAAACCCTCTGCAGTGGCGAGGGTGAACAATAGAACCGCCGCTGGGTGTCGTTCTCTTGAATACAAAAAAGGAGAAACGACATGAAAGAAGAACTGATTACAGAAATCAAGCAACAAATGCTCAGAACGCTGGACAACAGCCAGATGACGCAGCTTCACAAAGTGCTGAAGACATGCTTTCAGGGATACGATGTGGTGGCGTCAACCGAAACACAGGAGGAGAAGGTCGATTATATCGAACTGTTTCTGTCAGCAAAGCGTATAGAAGGACGGTCTGATAAGACACTTGCCTACTATCGCAGCACTGTAGAGAAAATGGTGGAGAAGATCGGAAAAGCTGTAAACCATATTACGACCGATGACCTCCGGACATACCTTGCTGAGTATCAGGAGGAAAATGGATCAAGTAAGGTTACAATTGATAATATACGAAGAATCCTCTCTACGTTTTTCGGGTGGCTGGAAGACGAGGATTACATAGTAAAGAGTCCCGTCAGACGTATTCATAAAGTTAAAACGGGCAAGACGATAAAGGAGACTTATACGGATGAGGAGCTTGAGCTGATGCGCGATAGCTGCACCGAGGACAGAGACTTGGCCATTATCGATATGCTGGCGTCAACCGGTATGCGTATCGGCGAGATGGTATTGCTGAACCGCGAGGATGTGAACTTTTCCGAGCGGGAATGCACGGTGCTGGGTAAAGGTGATAAGGAGCGGATCGTTTACTTCGATGCTCGCACTAAGATGCATTTACAGAACTACTTGAATGGTCGAGAGGATAAAGATCCGGCGCTCTTCGTCTCGCTGAATGCTCCGCACAGCAGGATGAGTATCGGCGGCATTGAAGTTCGACTCCGGGAGATCGGAAACAGGCTGGGCATCCAGAAGGTACATCCGCATAAGTTTCGTAGGACACTTGCCACGATGGCAATAGACAAAGGAATGCCCATTGAGCAGCTGCAGCATCTGCTTGGGCATCAGAGGATAGACACGACGCTCCAGTACGCAATGGTTAAGGAAAGTAATGTGAAGCTGGCGCATAAGAAATATATAGGATGA